ATGCCAAATTCAGACCTTCTACCTTCACTGCTCTCCAAGCTTTATGAGAATCAGCTAGCCCTTGAGGCATCCATCATGGAGTTAACAAATTGGGTGGAGCAGCGCGGCTCTGCTGAAGTCGCCGAGAACATCCGGGGCGCCCTGCACACCATCGACGAAAACGAAGAGTTCATTAAACTGACACTGGGCGTTCTGATGTCGCCTGAGTGATTGCTACTTGCAGGCAATCGTCCACAGCTGGTCAAGCTTTGTGGTGTAGCTCTGGCTCATCATCTCGCGCCGCATACCCCAATCAGGATTGGTAGGCACGCTGGCAGAACGCAGCGTTCCCCTTCCCCAACGATCGTTGATCTGATCCAGCACCGACATTACTCGCGTGGCTTCTGCAGGCTGCGAGATCGCGAACAGATCATCGGTGTACTCGCCAGGCTGGCAGAGGTTCAGCAGCATCACCTCGGCCTTGCTGTACTTGAATCCTGGCCGGAATATGCGGTCGAGCGCATCAACGGCAGCTTTGGTGAGTAGCCGAACGTCATCGGTTGGATACGGCATATCCACCACCACCCCGTTCGCATACTTCGCCTCGTCCGGGTTGAACATGCCGGTGCGTATGCACACGCGGACCTTTTTGCAGAGCGAGTTCTGGGCGCGGAGCTTTTCCGAAGCACGCATCATGTAGGTGGCCACGGCCTCCTTGATAGGCGCCAGGTCGGTCAGCCGCTTGCCGAACATGCGGCTGCAGCAAATCTCCTGCTTCGGCGGATCGGGCTCGTCCAGCTCCAGGCACGAGGTGCCAGCCAGCTCCCGCGCCGTCTTCTCGATCACCACGCTGAATTTTTTCCGGAGCGTCCAGGGATCGGCTTTGGCCAAGTCCATCGCTGATTTGATGCCCAGCGCGTCCAGATGAAGCTTCATCTTCCGACCTACGCCCCATACTTCAGATACGTCGGTGTTGCGCAAAACCCAATCACGCTTCACCGGGTCGGTGATGTTTACTACGCCGCCGGTCTGAGCCTGCAAGCGTTTCGCCGTATGGTTCGCCAGCTTGGCCAGGGTCTTCGTATTTGCTATGCCGACGCCGACAGGAATACCGGTACACCGCAGCACTTGGGCGCGGATCTGCCGGCCGAGCGCGTCGAGCCCGCTAATTCCGGTTAGCTCCGCGAATGCTTCGTCGATACTGTAGATCTCGACGGCCGGAACCATTGATTCAATAAGCGTCATCACTCGCTCGCTCATGTCGCCGTAGAGCGCATAGTTAGAGGAAAACGGGATGATTCCGTGCTGCTTGAGCTTGTGCTTGATCTGGAAATACGGCTCGCCCATCTTGATGAAAGGCTTCGCGTCGTAGCTTCGGGCGATGACACATCCATCGTTGTTACTCAGTACCACGATAGGCGTCTTGGCCAGGTCGGGCCGGAACACTCGCTCGCAACTGGCGTAGAAGCTGTTGCAGTCGATCAGTGCGAATACCGGCGGATTAGACATGGCTGCGTACTGTGCTGGTAATCACACCCCAGATAGATAGCTCGTCGCCTTCCAGTACGTAGCGTGCGGGGTACTTAGGGTTTTCGGATAGCAAGATCACTTCCTTGCCACGCTTGCACAGGCGCTTGCACATAGGGTCATTGTTGAGCAGCGCCACGACGATGTGGCCGTGCGCCGGCTCAATGGAGCGATCCACCACCGCCAGGTCACCCTCGAATATTCCAGCGCCCTGCATGCTTTCACCGGTGATCATCACCAGGTAGACGTGAGGAGCCCTGATGTTGAGTACTTCATCCAGGGAAATATGCTGCTCAATGTGATCGGCCGCAGGAGACGGAAAGCCGGCCGGTACTTGGAACGAGCAGAGAGGCAGCTTGACGCCGCCGCTGGCGATTGGACCCAGGATGTTGAAGCTCATGACAATGCCTTGTGCAAATACTGTACGAATGTACAGTTAACTTTGTAAGCGGCGTGCGGTCAATTTCTCTGTAGGGAATGGCGACAGGCGGAGGTGCTCTATGTGCGGCCGATTCGTGCAATACGAGGGAATGGCGATCTATATCGAGGAGCTAAGCCCTCAGATCGAGTTGTTCAGTGGCTATGACGCAGAGCCTATAGGTCGGTTCAACGTCGCGCCGTCGACGCGTGTGCAACTGCTGCACAGCAAAGAGGATGGCTTGCACATTGATGCTGTGCACTGGGGATGGGCGCCTTTTTGGGCGAAAGGAAAACGGCCTGATCCGATAAATGCTCGGGTTGAGACCGTGACTACGGGGAAGTTCTTCAAACAGCTTTGGCCCAATGGTCGGACGATCGTGCCCAGCGAGGGCTGGTATGAGTGGGTCAAAGACCCTGACGACCCTAAAAAGAAGCAGCCCTACTTCATCCGATTAAAAAGCCAAAAGCCGATGTTCTTCGGCGCCTTGGCAGAAGTAAATCCAGGGCTTGACCCGCACGAGGGGGACGGCTTTGTCATCATCACTGCTGCCAGCGACCAGGGGATGGTGGACATACACGACCGCCGACCACTGGTTCTCACGCCGGAGCACGCCAATGAATGGCTCGAACCTGATCTCTCGCCGGCGCGCGCGGAGGAAATCGCGAAAGAGCTTTGCCAGCCTACCGAACAGTTCGAGTGGTTTCCTGTTGGTAGAGCCGTCGGCAACGTCAGGAACCAGGGTCCAGAGCTTATAGAGCCGGACTTATCGGCTAAAAAACCACATGACGAACCCGACGGCAGTGACCCATCCTAGGGTAAGCAGAAATGAAAGACCTGCAAGCCGCTTATCCATATCGTCCTTGATCAACTGAAGATCGAATGTACTAACGGGAGTCTAGTGCAAGATCTGTCATGCTAAATAAATCTAAGGCGTCGCCGATAGCATTGATAAGTGCCCCGCGTCGGGGAAGCACGCTGCTACGGATCCACGTTATGAAAGATATCTATTTGCTTGTGGAACATGGGAGAGATCAAGGCGAGGTCTATATTTTGGGTTGGTTTGATGACAAAGAAAGCGCTCGAGACATGGCGGAAGCGAAGGAATGGCAGGCCTACCGCGCCGCTTTAAACGGGGACGCCTCGTGGTCTATGCAAACTCCAATACCACCCGACCAAACTAAATATCGCCGGTTTTGGGTTCAGGAGATTACCAAATTCAATGCTGCCCAGACTCATGCGGCATCGGCGGTTCACTAGCCGAATCCCCCCTCAACCGATTGCCTGATAAAACCCGTACATATGCCTGGCAAGCTCGTAGCGCGATCAGTCCTCGGTCGCCGGAGTCGGTGATGCCGATAATTCTTTGAGCATGCGCTGGGTCAAGTTGGGCTCGACGGGCTGCATGAACCACGCCGACGGTGCCGGTGGTGGCAGGCACGTTGCAGCCACTGGCTGGATCCTCGGCAAGGAGGACTGACAGCCGGACATCAGAAGTGGCAAGGCGATCGCGCAGGCGAGCCTGATCACGTTGGGCATCGGATAATTCCTTGGTGTGTTGTTGGTCCTGGGTGGCGAGCTGCTGCTCGGTTGCCATGCGCTTTTCCTGCTCAGCGCGGGCCTGGGCGGCGGCGGCATTGCTGATGGTGTTCAGGTCCGCCTTGAACTGGCCGGCCTGCTCGGCGAACTGCTTGCCCATGCGCCAGTCCTGCACCTGCCAGGTCACGCCCGCGGCGCCGGCCATCAGCACCACGATCAGTACCGCCAGGCCGGCCAGCTTCTGCACCGGCGTCATGCCAGCGCCCGCCTTACGCCCTCAGCCAGCACGGCGTCGGGATAGGCATACCCCGCGTTTTCGTGATGGATGATTGCCTTGACGAAGCCTGTCAGCACGTCTGGCTGTGCCAGGTTGATCTCTGCGCCAGACCGGGTACCGGTGCTCACCTCGACGGCGCGCACGTACGCATCCGTGTCATTCTCCGCCGATGGTGCCCACCGACTGATGATTGCCTTCACGGTCTTCAACCCATGCTTTCGCTGATAGGTCAGCAGCAACTTCCCCAGGGCGCGGATGCCGTTCTCCGCCGTATCGAACCGGGCAAAGCGTTTCTCGATGGCAGGATCTGGCTTGAGCTGGCCCAGCCATTGATTCGCCGGGTTGTAGTCGATGTTGCCGGGGTTGCGATTGCGAACCCCGCGAGTCTCGGTGACAGGCATACTTTTCTCCAGGCAAAAAAATACCCGCTCAAGGCGGGTGACGGTGTTGCAGTGATGTCAGGCGTCCAGCGACTGGGCACTCACTGGTAGCGGGAAGCGCGCCTTGATCGCCGCAACGGACGCGAGCCAAGCGCTGTAATCTGGTTCAAGACCTTGGCTCAGCGCGTCATAGTCAGCTTCCAGGCGCAACGGGTCGGACTCTGACAAATAAGCCGCTCGACGGGAAGCCAGCGCTGATTCAAGGGCGGCGCTCTGCTCGTCCGCCAAACGCTGCTCAGCGGTGATTACCTGACTGAAATCAATGTTCATACTGGGATTCTCACGTTGCCGTCTGGTGGGTTGATGAGATCTGCAGGGAAGCAGGCGGCCTGGCTGGGATCCTGGCTCAACGGAAGGCGAAGCGTGATGGTCAGCTCACCCTCGACTCGCTTTACGTCGCCAGATATCCATTCGCAATCTATAGCTGCTGATGGAAGGGTTGCGCCGTCAGGTAGTGGGCGGAAGTCGAAGCGCTCACCGTTAATGGTCAGCACGTCGGATCGCTTTGATACGGTCAACGTCTCTGCCGGATCGATTGGCACGAAAGGGGAAAATTTAATGATCATCAGAACCACCGACCGATAGCGTAAAGGCTGAGGCTATAAGCCCTTGAAGGAATGCTGGTGAGCGCCCCAACGCCGAGAGAAAACTGGGTAGTTGTCGCCGGGCCGCCAAGGTCCAAAGCGAGAACCCCATCAGATTGCGGAGAACATCTTGCGCTTGGAGGTGCAATGAACTGTGCCGGAAAAGTCCACACCACAGACCCGTAATACAGGCCATTGGCGGGACCTGATGTCACTGCGATAGCTGTAGAGGACCTTTGCCAACAGATCTGCGTACCATCAGCAAACCGAATGAATGAGCCATTCGTGTTGCTGCCGTATTGCATTACGGCACCAGTAGGAACCCCGCTCGCTTGGGAAACAGTTCCCACCATTCCGGAAGCGGCCAGCTTAGCCGCCGTGCCGGTTGTATTGCCGGTACCGCCTTTTGCCACTGGCAGAATATCGTAGTTGCCGGTAGTGCCCAGTGCGGCAAGCTTTGCCCCAAACTGATTGACCAAGGCATTGAAAGCGTCCGACAGCATTTTATCGTAGCCCTGCACGGGCATGATGGCGTAGGCCGCGCCGCTGACGGTCGCGCCTTTGTAAGCGGGCAGAATCGAGATGACCGTGGCGCTTGCAACATTGGCAACCTCATAGGCCGCACCATCCGGACCGATGAAAGAATCCCCCACCCTGGAAGACGCAGCAAAGTCCACCCCCGTACCTGTTACCGTTGTGCTGCCGTTTTGAACAGATACCGTTCCGGCTCTTTGCCAACTCATATTTTTCTCCAGGCAATAAAAAACCGCCAATGGCGGTTATGACAATATGTTCGACTAGAAAGCGTCTAGGAAATAGGCTTTGCAAACACAACTGGAACATAGAAATAGGAACTTATAGCGGCACCTATTGTAAACATCAGAATCCTGTCGTTTTCGTACTCCCAAGTGCAATAAAGTTTTGATGTTCTTGTGGATGCACCACCGACATCCATGCCTATATTATTTATAAGCATGTAGTCACCAGTGGACAATGTTGACGGCGCTGTCCAATTACCCCTAGTTAAACCCTGACCAGTCTGGCTAGCTCCCAAGAATGTCCAGCTCATTATGGTTCTGGTAAATTGAGCACAAGGCGTGCCGCTATCAAACAGAAGATTTGTCGAGCCATCCCACAGCCTAAGCCCATACGTTGCTATCTCTCGAGCCTTAAAAGCCGCACAAAAGTAGCTCCCAACCCCGCCCCCAATAAACGAGAATCCCGTCCAGTTTCCTGGTCCTCCACTGATTGTCGTGTACTGAAATGTCGCAGATGCATCCGGGCGGAAAAATACCAATGGCGGCTCTTGTGTGGTAATAGCAGGTGAGAATGCTGCTCCACCTGAATATCTTCCGGACTGTAAAACCACAAGCCTCGAATATTCAGAATCAAGAGTTACAACATCATTATCGTTTTTGAATTCTAGTCCGTAAGCCATCAACGATACCTCATAACAAGTAAACGTTGAGGCCCAAGACCTATTATCCCAGTAGGACTTGCCCTGTTTCCAAACCAAACCGTCACACCGTCAGTATTTACCTCAGGCTCATACTGAACTGCGTAGTTGTCTTGCGCGTTAGGGTCTTGAGGATAGGCCCCGATTGGTATGCACACCGCAGAGTGAGTGGAAGGCGACACTCCTGGAATAGAGATGAATCTCGATCTACCGGGCGATGGTACGCCGGCCTGAACCAGACCCGAGTAGACCACCCTTACAGTGAATGACGTTTCATCCAGCTCAAGTTTGCCCGTTGGCCCCCACAGCCGCATACCTGAACTCATTCTGTGAGATCTCCAATTTGAACACGCTTGACGTTGTTGGCGTCCCAGAAGCGCAAAGACCTATTCGTCATCGTCGAGCGCCCCTGCCCAGGCACAATCCCGTTGATTTCAAAGGTGCCGTCCTTGTTGAGAATCCACCCCTGCTGACCCGCGATGTAGTTTGTCGAACTGATGTAGGCGCCGATCTTCGCGTTGGTGATCGTGCCGTCCTGGATGAAAGCCGCGTTGATAAAGGTCTGCCCGCCTGTTACAGCGAATGGCGATACAGGTACGCCGCTGGCCAAGTTGAGCAACATGAACGTGTCAGCTCTCACCACGAACTGCGACGACACTCCGGAAGGATCTACCTGCAGGCCCAGACCAAACGATGCGGCATACTTCTGGCCCCCGGCGGTGGTCTCCATCTTCACCGACCATAGGGTTTGCAATTGCCCGTTGGTGTTGGCCTGCGCGCTGGCAGTCTCCTGAATGGCAGACGTGTTCTGACCAACCGTTGCTTGCAGTTGCGTGGTCTTGGCCGCCTCGGCCTCGATATCAGTCGCTCTTACCTTGGCCTCTTCGACAATTGCGGCAGTGTTGGCCCACCCCTTCAATGCGTCAGCCTTCGCCCCGCTACCACTGTCATCGCGCGTAGAAGCGCGCAGAGCGTTGGTTGTGCTGGCCTGCGCCGCCACCACGCCATCGAGCTTGGTGATGTCGGTCGTGTTGGTGGTTACCTGCTGCGCCAGCCCGTTTGCCGTTTCCACCGACTGACCAACGTCCAGCCAGTAAGTGGCATTTGGTGGCGGGTTGTTGGCCGGTACCTCCACCCTCGCCTGGTAGACGCGATCCGCCTCCACCACCATCTGCCCTTTCAGGTAGACCTTGGTGGGCACGTAGCCGGCCAGTGCGTCCAACGCGTCGATCTGGTCCTGCAGGCCGTCCAACTCGGCGATCAAGTCCTGGCCAAACTGGGTTTTTGTCACTTTCCCGGTGAGCAGTTGCAATACAGGGGTGGCGTCCGATCCGGCCTGGCCCATCACCCCATTGACGACCGGATAAAACGGGCCGACGTTGCCGGTACGGTCCACCAGGCGAGCCCAGAAGAAGAACTGCGCGCCCGCCAGCAGCGACTGCATGCGGTAATCGGCCTGAGGATAAGCTAGGTCGGCCAGCTTGGTCGCTGCGCCCAGGTCGTTCGCAGGGCCATACCACAGCTCGGTGCGCTGGGTGTCCTCCGCACCTGGTGGGAAACCCCACTTGATGCTGATGCCGAACAGTTCGCTGGTGGCAGTCAAGAACGATACCGCCGGCGGCAAGCCGACCTTCCCTTCCAGGTTGGTCAGGTTGGAGCTCTTCCAAATCGAGGAGATCTCGAAGGCGCTCACCGAGCGGACCCTGGCCAGGTAGGCGCCGGAGTAGATCCCCGCCACATCCACGCTTGTCGCGCCCGTGCGCTGCAGCTTGATCCAGTTGCCGCTGTCCTTGCGCCACTCCACGTCATAGGCGACCGCGCCAGCCACGGCAGGCCATGAGATGTTCATGGTGCTGATAGCCAGGCCCTGGTCAACGGAGTAGTTCGAAGTGATCTCCACGCTCGCCGGGGCAGGAACAACGGTGATCGGCACAACGCTGATAGGCCGCTCTTCCAGCCGTGCGCCGGTGTCGATGTGATCGAACTTGCTCGGGTCGTACTGGACGGCCGAGATTTCAAACACACCAGGCTCCGGCCGCGCCACGCTGACCACGCGATAAAGCGGAATGGCTAGGTCATCGGCGTCCAACGCCCACACAAGCTCGCGCTCTGGAGGCACGGAGTACGCCACGGTCACGGTCACCTGCCGGCCACTGACCAGTTGCACGGTGCGACCCTCGCACTTCCCGTCGGGCAGGTTGAGGATCAGCCGGTCGCCGGGCTTGGCCTGGGTGTCGCGGTCCAGGGTGATGACCTTTCCGCTCACCGCCGAGATGCGTCCGCCAACCGGCCGACCGGCCAGGAGTTCGTCGGCGATCGGGATTACGTAGCCAGGCAGCGGGATGCGCCCGTCGAGCCCGACTTTGAAGTTGACGGCACGGTCCTTCGAGTTCGTGAGCAGCGCCCACTTGCCCCGGCGCTGGGCCTCGGATTCGCGGGTGCAGCCGATGGCACTGATCTCCAGCGGGTTGTCGCCGTAGCGCCGCTGCAGCTTGGCATCGGTCACAGCTGTGACATCGGTGTCGTAGTTGTTCAGCGGGTTGTCGTAGCTGATCAGCGCCCGGGTGTACCGGGTGCGCTCCGATGCACTGGAGTAAGTGAACTTGCCGTCGATGACGTTCGCCCGTGTGTAGGCGAAGTCGAAGTCAGTAGCTCGTGGCATATCCGCCAGGGTGAAGACCTGGCCCTGGGCCCAGTAGGTCATGCCCCGGTAGATAGTCGAGATGTCGCGCAGCAGCGACCAGGCATCAGCCTTGCTCTGCAGGTTCAGGTTGCAGATGAATCGCGGTTCCTGACCACCCTTACCGTCCGGCACCTGTTGGTCGCAGTACTGCGAGATGCGGTAGAGCTCCCACTTGTCCACCATCCACGGCTTTATGCGACGGCCCAGGCCGAAGCGATCGACAGTAGTGATTCCGTAGGTCGCCCAGACAGGGTTGTTTGTGTACGCCTCTTTGAGAGTTCCGTCCCAGATACCACTATACGTGCGCGATACCGGGTCATAATTGCTCGGCACCTGCCATTTCCGAGCCTTGCAGCCAACAGTTATCGCTGGAATGCTGCGGAACTGCTCGGCGGAAAACTCGATGTAGAGCAGCGCGGTATTCGGGTAACGAATCTTGGCGTCGATCACCTCGGTGAAGCCAGCGATCTGCATCGTGTCGGAGATTTTGTTGTTGTTCTGGTTGACCGTCAGGCGCGTGATACGCATCAGCCATCCGGTAGTTGCCCGTGGCAAATCTATCCGGCGCGTGCGCTCGTACAGGCTGGTGGTCTTGCCGTCGACAGCCTCGCTGAGCACTTGTTGATAGGCGCCGCCATCGGTGGCCAGCTCGACCTTGTATTCGATCCGGTAGCCATTCACGTTGCCGCCAGAGTCCACGGATTGAAGCGCAGGCCATGCAAAACGAACCCGCACGGCGGATAGCTGGGTGTTGCTGATAGCGCGCACCCACGGCGTACCACTGCGCACCTCGGTGCTGATGGTGGTCTCGTTCTCGACCGAAGGAATGCCCTGGATATAGCTCTGATCCACAGCCCCGGTGCGCCACTCCCACTTCACGTTCGGGAAATTCATGTTGCCCTGGGGATCTTGCAGCGGCGTGTTGTCGAGGTAGATGTCCTTGGCGGTTGGCGTTCCTTCGAACTCACCCTCCCCTACAGCGATCAGCATCTTGGCGATAGCGACAGAGCGCAGGCTGTCTGGCGCCTCGGTTGGCGTTTTTGGCTTATCGGAGCCGCCCTTGGCGCCGTAGATGTCGAGCTTCTGTGCTGCGCCCATGCTTTTCTCCAGGCATAAAAAAACCGCCTCTTTGGCGGTTGTTGTGTTCTCTGAGTTACTCTTTGCAGACTGCTAGCCTGTGCCGCCCCTCTTCAAATCCAGGGTCGCTTCCGAAGGTATCCTCCACGTAAGGGGATTCGGTTATTCGCCATCCGTTAGCGCGAAGGACCTCAATTGCCGCAATCTCTTCTGCGCTCAAACCGTTTTCATCTAAATCAACCATTGGCAACCTCACATCTGGTCTTCGGCGTAAATGGCGGCGCTGATGATTGCCCCGCCCCAGCGGCGTTCGCCGATGCAGAGCGGCACCGGGTTACCCGACGCCGTGGTGTTCTTGGCGCTGCCGAAGGCGTAGCCGGGGGTGTTCTCCGGCGCAGCGCTGGTCTTCAGGCCGCTGGCTTGAGGGCTCAGCATCTGGATAACGCCGCCGGCGACAAGGCCGATGCCCGCGCCAATGAGCGGAGTACCGAAAGGGGTTGCCGAAAAAATCACACCCACAACAATCAGGATAGCGCCGACGATAGTTTGGAGAATGCCACCGCGCTTGCTGCCTACCACCACGGGGGCAATCCGGATATCGCCGGCACCGCTGTAGTTGAGCTCCTTTTCACCTATGTTGCGCTTGTCGCGAAAAACCGCGAACTCAAGCCCGCGCGACTTGGCGTTAGACAGGAACCGCTCGAACCCAGGGATCTGCACGCATAGCGCCTTGATCGCCTCGGCCGGCGAGTTTACCGCGAGCCTGAAGGATTTCCCGAACTGCCGGAGTTGCCCATGCAGACGAATAGTGGTCATCGGTTGGTAGTTGATCGCTGACGCCTGCATCTTTTTCTCCGGGCAATAAAAAATCGCCCGGAGGCGGCTTTACGATTTTCGTTTTTCAGTTGTAGTCGACATAGGGGCCAATGTAGAAGCCGGCCATATCTCCGCTGATTCGATAAAGGCTTTCCTTGCCTGACTGAACCGTAGCTGCAATGGTTCGAATTGCAGCGCCCGCGCACAGGCCAGAGCCCGCTAGGCCGGCGCCAAGATTGGGCGACCCCGGCGGAAGGTAGAATGTAGCCCGTTGGCCAGTACCGATTTTTGCAGCCCTGCGGCCGTCGACATAAACGACAATGTCGCAACCAGAACCGACCGCGCCGGAGTCGCGTACGACGGTGATTTTTCCGCTCTCGCCAGCCGGTTTATTCTGGAAGGCATAGACCTCGTCCGAAGGAACCGGCTTTGCATCCCGCACCGAGATCGCCGATGAGGCACACCCCGCCAGCATCCCAACCGCTACCGCCGCTATCAAAATCCGCATGTCGTTCCCTCGTTTAGATATGGCAAGACTTTATCACCAACAACGAAGCAACACGAAAACCTCACATATGCGTGGCTCTTGGGGTTCACAAGAGGTTAACCGGCATTTAGTCGACGTGATATTTGCATCTGACTTCGCCAATTGTAAGCATTGAGACATTGGCAAAGTTTCCTTGCGATGATTTCCCGATAAGATGAACGTCAAACCCTGGCTGAAGGTTTATAGCGCCCACTCAATTGCTAAGCCACCTGCGTAGCGAACCTACCCACAGCTTCAACCACGCGCTTGGCTCCATCTTGAATTTCAACAATGACTTGGCCTGCCTGGGTGGCAAGGTCAAGGCCTTGCTCGGCTTGGGATTTGCTATTCGCCATCTCCGCGACGGTTTCATCTACCAGTTTCTGATTCTGCAAAACAACCGACGCGATTTCTTCAGTCGCCGTGCTGGTGCGCCCAGCCAACTGGCGAACCTCATCAGCCACAACGGCAAAGCCTCGACCTTGCTCGCCTGCGCGAGCAGCTTCAATCGCTGCGTTTAAAGCCAAAAGGTTGGTTTGCTGGGCGATACTACTGATTGTCTGAATAATGGAGCTGATCAACAGTGACTGCTTGCCCAGCGCTTCTACTCCCCCGGAGGCCGCCTGCATGTCAACGGCAATTTTGCGCATTGTATGCATAGTATCGTTGACTACTACTGCTCCTCGCTGTGCGCTGACATCAGTTTGCTGAGATATTTCAAATGCTGTTTGAGCTGCCCCGCTGACTTCTTGCTCGCGGGCCACCTGATCGGATACTACCGTCGCGAACTTAACCACTTTGCAAAGTTTTCCTTCGGTGTCGTAAACCGGGTTATAGGTTGCCTCCAACCATACCGTTTCGCCGCGGCTGTCTATACGTTCGAATCGGCCAGCAACGAACTCACCCCTGTTCAAAGTTGACCAGAAATCCTTGTACTCTTGGGAAGAAACTTGTTCTGGTTTACAGAAAATACGGTGGTGACTCCCTTTCGCTTGTCCCAAGCTATAACCCATGGCTTGTAAAAATTGATCGTTTGCCATTAGTACATGCCCAGAGAGATCGAACTCGATTACCGCCGTAGAACGTAATAACGCCTCAATAAATGAAGCATTTTCTGAGGCTTTTTCAACTCGTGACGTAATATTTGTCGCATAACAAGTGACATGACTCAATTGGCCGCTCGCATCCATGATCGGTTGCCAATGAGCATGAATCCACACCAATGAACCATCAGCATGAAGGTACCTGTAATCGTCAGTTATAGACTTGCCTGCAGCAACTGCTGCTCGGAAGTTATGAAAGCACGGCAACTGGGAGACGTACTGTGGAACAATCTCTGCCATGGCACGACCTAGAAGTCGATCCGGGGCGTACCCCAACGCCGTTCCAAAGTTTTCGTTGCATCCCGTAATTTTAAACGTCGAGTCAATACTCAACGTCAACATTTCACGGTTCAGGCCATCGCGTAGCTGGCGTAGCTCAAACAATTCGCTTTCTTGTGATTGAAGCTGCTTTTTAAGCTTAGCGTTGAACATAGGAAATCGCCTCTTAGGTCATAGCAATCCTATCGGCATCTCCTTGCGCAAATTGAGGGCATCCGAGGAAAAACAGTTTTGCTACGCAAAGCGTAGTTAAACAAAGCCGTTGCGACACTCTGAAGCTGACGAACTCGATCTCACTGTGCCTATATGGAAACTTTATGGTTCTGCGCATCTTTGTGCCTGAGGATCAGGCGTGTCCGGTCATTCCAAGGGCCGCCGTAGACGATTATCTCGGACGGCCTGCCGTACAGGTGGTGCAGCAGGAACGGGCCTGGCCCGAACGCGCCGGAATCTTCGCCGGGCAGCGCAGGATCGATACCCAGGTAAATCCCGGCATGGTTGGGGTGAACAGTCCGCCCGACGTGCATGACGATCAGATCACCGCGCTCCGGCCGGTCTACGCGCACGAAGCCGGCCGCCTCGTAGTGCTTCTCGTACAAGCTTGCGTTTTCCGCACTCTCCCACCAACCGTCGGTGCGCTGAAAGGTCTCGAATTCAAGGCCCCACTCGCGGGCATACCAGTCAGCGCAGACCTGCCAACAGTCCCATGCGCCGTGCACAAACGGGCGCCTGAGCAGCGGCGTGCTGCCTGTTGGCGTGATCGTCCGCAGGTCGCCTTCGGGCCAACTCAGGATGTGCCAGGGCAAGGCCGTGGCCTCGCACATGGCCAAGTCATGCGGCGAAGGCCTGCTGGTGGCGTCCGGGTGCGAGTGAACAATCCCGATCACCTCACCAAGGTCTTCCGCCGCGGCGTAGCCCTCTGGATCAAGCCGAAACTCTTCGTTCGGCTCCGTGGCGATGTTCCGGCACGAGAAGTACTTCTGCCTTCGACCGATGGCGAGCAGCAGGCCGCAACATTCTTTCGGATACTGGGCCGCCGCGTGCGCCTGGATGGCCGCGATAATGTGCTTGCGCATGGTCAGCTCCGGGCAATGAGGGATACGGCGGGGAATCCGCCGAAGGACAGTTCGTTGTTCTCTCCGAAGCGCAGCTTGCAGGACGACAGGCAGCCCTTGCACTGGTCCAGTGCCGGGTCATCCGTGGGGTTGTCCTCGTCGTCGAACATGGCCGCGCCGGTGTAGCCGCAGTCCGGCCCCCGGTAGCCGTTGGTCATGGCCCAATGGCAGAACGTCGTCATTTGGCGCCCTGGAAGCCCGTGGTTGTCGATCTCGCCCGGGGAAGACAGCTCCCACACCACCGCCTCACCGTCCTCGCTGGTTTTCTGGTCGATGTACCAGATCTCCAGTGCCTCCTGAGTCGGGTCAGCAGTTGGGTTACCGTCAGGGTAGTTTGCCGCGTCCAGGTACTGGGCCAGGGTCTCGCGAACAGTCAGCTTGAACTTGAGCATGTCCTCGAAGGCCAGGCACAAAGCTGTAACCCGCCCATTCACGTTGCCCGCGGCGAACGTCGGCCGAGAGGCGGTGCCGTCGCTGCTCGAGGAAATACCCTCAATCTGCACCGGCCACGCCGCGTACTCCTGGCCTTGCCAGATAATCGACTTGGCGGGCAGGTCCTCTTCCGAGCCCTCATAGGCCAGCAATTCCTCTGGCGTGTGCGGGATGGCGTGACCATGGAAGCGCAGGTAGTCGGCGCCGTATTCCGTCCCGTCTATTTCAAACAGGCGAATCTCGCCGCCGGGCTCCAGTTTCTGGATGTCCGTGATCAGTGCCATGGGCGGTTATCTCAGGGGTGGAAGGTTTGCTGGAAAGTCGCGGTGATGGCGTAGACCTGGCCGCCACGGTGCACTGGCTTGTAGCCGTTGCACTTGTATAGGCCAAGCTCACCCAGGGGCGGCTCCCAGAGGAAGCCCTTAGCCCCCTTGTGGCGGTCGAGGAAGTCCATGATGTCCTTGATACGCCCCTTCAACCCCGTGAAGGTTACGGGCCAGGATTGGGACCGGTTGTTGAGGCCATCCTCAACGGACTGCTCGTAGCCATCGCCAAACTGCTTGGAGCGGACGCGCTGGGTGATATCACCCTCCGCGCCCTTCTCCGTTGCCCAGATGAATCGCTCGATAGCCATCAGCGCCCCTTAATTGCTTTGTTGATGACGCCGCCCTGGCGCATATCCTTAGAGCGCAGTTCCTGATATTTCTGCTCTACGAACGTCGCCAGCTCCTTGCCGAACAGGTCGTAGCCAGGAGCGTCGGCGGTGGACGATGCATTGCCATCGATGTGCACCTCGACATTGATCTGCGTTGCGCCAGCCCCACCGCCGCCAGTGGCCATGACCCCAAGCTTGCCGCTCGAAGTCCGGGTCAGGGGCATGATGGCCTCCTCACCAGCTTCCCCCATAACGCCGGTCTTGCCATTGGCCATACCGAACGCCGTGGGCTTGCTGACGATGGAGTTCGTGAAGGCGCCGCCATCGGCGAACAGCTGCACGCCACCCGACCATGCGCCGCCGTTGGCTTGTGGGAAGTAGGTATTGGAGTAACCAGCCGCCGAGGCGCCGAGATTCGACGACGCTGCGCCAGCGGAACCTGCCGCGAGACCATTACTGCCGCCGGCCGCACTGCCACCGAAGTAGCTTGCTGCAGCCCCTACCAAACTACCCAGCAATGCCGAACCGGCCTGACGTGTAGCAATGCGCGCCATGTCCGCCAAGATGGACTTGGTGAAGTCGGCAAACGATGCCTTGCCCGAAATGGCGAAGTTGACCAGTGAGTCCTCCATGGAACTGAAGGCATTGCCGAACAGGCTTTTTGTCTGTCCGGCAATATTGCGTGCCGAATCCAGGTAGTTGTCCCACGCTGCGGTCGCGCCCTTGGTCCAATCGCCTTGGGCGGCCTCCACATCCGCATAGTTCTGCCGGATCTGGTCGGTGGCGGCCTTGTTCGCGTCTGCGAGCGCCTGCGACTTCCGCTTAAATTCTTCCTCCGACATGTTGCGCGATGGGTCGGACTTCTGGTTGGCCAACTCCAGCGACTGCTGAGCAAACCGGTCCTGCTGGCTGTTCAGCTCGCCGCTGAGCGCGTTCTGGCGATCGCCCTGCCCTACGCCGAGAACTGCGCGCTGGCCAGCCAGCTCCAAAGCCCGCTGTTGCTGCCCCAGCGCCTGCACGTATGAGCTGATCGAACGCTCCTGCTTGGCAAGGCGCCCGGTCTCGTTGGTAGCCAGTACTTCAAGCTGGCTGTCGGCATCCTTCTGCGCCTTGACCATACCAGCGCGCGCGTCTGCGATCTTCTGGTCCAGCTGGATGCTTTGCGCAGCCGACGTGGACTTCTTGCCCCTGGCGGCCTCAAGAGCGGCGATCTCAGCCTCGTATGCTGCCGTGGTTTGGTCGAGTTGATTGCCGATCAGCGCCTGGCGCCGCAGCAGATAGTCTTCCTCAGACAGCAGGCCAGCCTTCTGTGCCGCCTCCAGTTCCTTCTGGTAGTTTTTGTAGGTGTCAGTGATCGCCGCCAGGTCGTTCTTGGCGCTGTTGAAGCTGGTCAGATCGACCTGCGTACCGGCGGCTTTCGGATCCTTGAATTTGTCGTTGATGTTCGCGATGTTTTTATCGACCGTTGCCTGGGCCAAGCGAGGATCGTTCGGCGCTACCTTGCGGATATCGTCGAGTTGTTTTTTGTAGTCCTTTAGCGCGTCAGCCCGCTTCTGCTCATTCGTCCATGAAGACTTGGTGAGAGCATCAACCTTCTGCATCGAAGTGATTGCAGACTGCTGAGCCTTCGCCTGGTCGCCTTCCAACTTGGCGATTTCGGCCTGAGCCGCCTTCTGGTCCTCAAGCATGTTCAAGCGATTTTGATAGAGATCAATCATCTCCTGCTTGTTTTGGAACAAGCCGACGTCGCCGGATTGCGCGCTCGCGAGGTCTCGACGAGCTTGCTCAATGTCGGCGCCGATATCCGGGCGCCCGATATTGCTGAGGCTATCGGCAGCCCGCGCGACTGCGTTGTAACCTTTCTCCCAGAAACTCAGGTTTTCCAGGATCCTCGGCGTCCGCTCGTTGATCGCGTCTGCATAGGACTCGGTGGCCAGTTTCACCGCACCGGCGTGGTCGCGCTGCTCTTCCAATGCTGCGATCTGCGAGTAAACAGAGGCAGTCAGGTAGTGGTACTGCTCGTTCAGCGCTGCGGATGCCTTTACGGGGTCATCGGCCAGCTTGACGAATTCCGAGACTGTCTCGCTGACGGCTTTACCGGTCGCCTCCTGCATCGAAACGGCGGCCTGGGTGATGCCCGCAAAACTTTCGCCGGCGATCTTGCCGTTATCCGCCAGCATCGCCAGTACCGCAGCGGCCTGGCCTGTGGTGCCCACGGTCGCGCTGACTTGGCGCGCCATGTCGCCCAACTGCCCAGCGCTAACCCCTGCATAGTTGCCGGTAAGGATGAGCGACTTGTTGTAGCTGTCCTGCTCTTCGCTGCCTTTGTGGTAGGCATATGCCAGGCCGCCCACGGCTGCTGTGGCAAGCGCTAGAGGCGCCAGGATGGCGAGCAAGCCCGCAGCACCTGCACCAGCGCCGGCACCCAACTGAGCGACGGCGCGAACGCCGCTACCCCAGTCACCCGACGACAGCGCGTTACCCAGCTGTACGACGTTTTCCTGCGCCTGGCGAGTGCCGAGACGCAGTTTGTCGAAACCGGTGGTGGTCTTTTCGAGCTTGGCGTAATCCTTGTCGATCTTGCTCAGGGCAGTGTTGTACTGGTCCTGGCTGATACGACCGGAATCCAGGTGCTTGCCAAGCTGCTCGACCTGCGTGTCCAGTTTGGCGAGTGCAGCGCGAGCTGGATCGATGGCACCCAGCAGGCTATTCAAGGCCTTCTGCTCATCCATCGCAGACTTGGCCAAGGCTACTTGCTGCTTGTCGAGTTGAGCGGATATCTTCGCCGCCTCGGCCTCGCCATAGGCGCCGGTCTTGGTCAGCTTGGCGAGAGCGTCACGCTGTTTTGCCAAGTCCTGGGTGGTTTTAGCGCTGGTGGACAGCGACTTTTCCAGCGCCTGCATTTCGTTCATCAGCGAAACGGCGGACTGCTCGGCCCGGCCGCCGGCCTTCGCCATTTCATCCAGACTCGTTTTCGCCTGGATTGCATCGGCCGAGTCGATCTTGACGCCGAGTTCTGCAATGTTCATCGACTCACCTTGAATAAGTGCCCGTGGTCACGGGCTGTTTTCCCTTTCCTCCGCCATAACGCGCAGGGCTTCGCCTTCCAGCACCTGAAGGTCAGGGAAGATTTCAGCGAGTTTCTTTTTCTTGATGCCGAGGAAACCAGCCACGTCGCGTATGCAGCTGTAGTCGAGACCGATCGTGCCGCCGGCGCCTGCTCGCCACTGGGTGGACATGCGGTTGAAAAGGAGGAAGGCCGGCCAGTTGCATGGCCAGACCTCCACTTCCTCAACCAGATCACCAGGGGCAAGGCCGAACATGCCGATAATCGCGTCGGGCACGCTTGGCGAGTACATGGCGCGGGCAGCGTCGGTCAGTTTCCCAGTCGGGCCTGGCTGTATGCGCCTTCGTAGGCCTTAACGACTGCCTCGGCGGCACCCTGGCAGGACTTCACGAATGCGACGATGTTGTCGTCGTTGTATTCGTCGTCGAAACCCCAGCCGATTACCAGGTCCTTGATTTGCTGGGTTTGCTGCTCGGTGTCCACGGCGACCACTTCCGACCAGGACGGCTTATCGCCTAGCGCGGCCCGCGCCTTGTCCCGCGCCTCGTTCCACTCATCGAATAAAGCGGCAAGCTCGGCGCGATCCCGGTACTTGAAGGTGAACTCAACCTTCTCGGGCGCGTTGCCGACGATCGGGATCAGCACGGGCGCATTGAACGTAGCCTTTTGCGCAATACGGATCTTAGCCATGGGTTAAACCACCGCCGTCAGGTAACGAGTGGGCTCGGCCTGCAACGCCAAGCTGACGGTACGGGTCAACAGGTTGTTGCGCGATACCGCCGGCTGCTTGGAAAACGACGTGTAGGTGCCGTACAGCAGGGTGTCGTTGCCTGGCAGGTTGAGTCGCGCCGCTTCAATCTGCTTACCGGCGTCAGCCTTCAACAGAACGCCGTTAAACGCCTGGGCCGGGTCGTCAGCAATGGTCAGCACCATGCTTGCCGCAGACTTGTCGGTGGGGATCTGCTTGCCCTGGTCATCCTCGAGGAACACCACGTCGAGGTAGTTCTGCTCGCCGCCGGAGAAGGCTACGTCGGAGATCTGAGGGATCTGCACCCAGGTCAGCACCTTGCGCATAGTGCCTGCGCCACCTGCCGCCGGGAAAACCTGAGTATCGGTGGTGTCGATACCTTCCAGAGTGATAGCCGTGGCAGTGGACGCCTTCACGCGCACCACTTTACTATCCAGCTTGCTCCAGCCGGACGTGAGCAGAACGATATCGCCGGCAGCAATGGTGCCGCCGACTACAGTGGCCACCGCCTCGCTCGCATTACTGATGGCAGCGAACGCCAGTGCCGCGCCGTAGGTTGCAGCGTGCTGGAAGGTGCCGCCGTTCGGGAGTTTGTAGCCCATGGGGTATTTCCTCTTTGCAGATGTGAAAAAACCCGCTCAATGGCGGGTCTTTGGGTTTGCCCAATGGGCGAGATCAGTTGGTGTCGGCTCGGTACAAGTACGAAATCGGGACGGTGTAGGTGGAATCGCCTGTGATGCCTGGCCCCTGGTCGACGGGCGACATGGTCACCACGGTGACCGCGCCCTTCGTGTCCAGGGCGTATAACGGGAACAGATCGGTCAGCTCAGCTGCTATAGGGTTCGTCTTGGTCTTGCCGGTGCCCGCCGGCGCGATGATGCTGACCTGAAACACGCCGGTGAACAGCCGGTGATCACCGCCGAGCGTGTTGCTAGCGGTGTCGCCCGGGATGGTGAAAGCTCGAAGGTACGTCTCGCCTTCCGCCGGCGCGTAGGCCGTGTTCTCGAAAACGATCTTGAACTTGTCCGACCTGGCAGCGTTCCAGGCGATGAGCTTGGCCTCGTAAATCGAGGCGATGATTGCGTGACTCATACCTGGTTGTTCCTGATGGCCTCCAGCACTATCTGCTGAAAGCGAGCCACGGTTACCCGAACCATGCCGCCGGGGGCCTGGGTGGAATGGCCGAACTCCAGCGGGATCGCATAGGGCAAGTTGTTAACGATAAAAGCTGTCTGCCCGGCCTTGAACTCAAAAGCGCCCGCCACAAGCCTTGCGGTTGCCTCGGTTCCTGTCGGGTCTGGGTGAATACGGAAGCTGTTGTCGACAGAGCCGATGGAGAAATTCCAGTTCGCCCGAAAGCGACCGCCAACATAGTGTCGGCCAGCTACCAAGCCATTCACGCTGAAGTTCTGGTCGCGCTCGGTCTTCGTTAGCGGTTTGGCATATTTCACGCCGCGCTTGAGGTTGCCCGCCTTCGTGAAGTTCGATTCGTTCAGGTTGATGAGCGTATTGCGGACGGCGACTTTGAAGTCGTAGTCATCAGCTGCCCGGGCATTGGATTCCCGGTGAGCGACGTTCGCTGCCCATATCTCAGGATTGCCCACCGGCGACATGCGAATGATGCTGCTTCCAATCTCGATGATGATCTCGCGCAGGCTCGCGTCGATGGCTTCGCTGGCCTGGGCGGCGAACTCGGCCAGGCTGAGGGCGAAGCTGCCGGATTGGGTCGCCATGTCATTTCCTCAGTTGCGCTGTCCACGTTGCATCAGCAGGGTCCGCAGACACGCTCATCACCCGCAGCCCGTTGACGATATCGCCAATAGCCGGGGCAGCCGGTACCGCCGTCGGAACGCCGGCCTCCGACACGAACAGCTCGTTTTGTAGTACCAGCAGCTTCTTGTCGCTGGTCTGGATGAGGGTGCCGTCGATTTCCTTGGAAAGGTAGCTGCCAAGAACGCCGCGGCCCGAGTACGTCACGGTGGTCTCAGGCGTTTCGCCACCCAGGTCGGGGTCATACTCGCCCGCAACCTTGCGCAGGCCTGTGACCGACTTGACTGCGTCGGCCAAGCCATCAGGATCGTCGAACGCTTCGGCCAGGTCGGCCTGGATCTCTTCACGCATGCCCACGGTCAGACCCTCTTCAACATCATCACGCCGGAGCGCGTGATCCACGGGGCCAGCAGCGCCAGGGCGAAGTTGACGCCGGCTGACTGATCGGTAGAGCCTGCCACGTAGGTCTTGCTCACGGACGTACCGGACTGCGCGGATACGGTCTTGCTCTGCACTTCCTTCTGCGTTGCTGTGTACAGCTTGCCCGCCACCGCCTCTTTGGCGACCTGAGCGCCGGCTGTTTTGATCTCAGTCGGGACTGGATCGGGAACAACCCGCTTAATCTTGGCCGTGAGCCAGGCGTTTGCCATGACCACAGCAAGGACCGGATCACCAGTGCCGGCCCAGTCAGGACCGAGCTGGGCGTCAACATCGGCAACGGTGATGAAGTCGGTCATGTGCTTGTCCTTATTCCGCTGGCACCAGGGCCTGCAGGTCTTCTTTCTTGGCAGTCGCGTCGAAGGCAATGCCCTTCGCGGTCAGCCACTCTTTCAGCTCCGGCACCTTCATTTTCAGAGGGTCGGTTTCCGGCGCTTCCTGTTCCTTGCCATCGGAAACCTTGATGCCGGCCGCCTGGTAAGCATCGAAGATATCCGGGGCATCGCCATCGACCACCACTTCGGTAGCGGAGCCGATGACACCGAAGAATTCGCTCAGCAAGCGGTAGCACACGCCGCGCTCTTTGCCCGGCTTGTCCGTGTAGATCACTTTCATGAGTCACCTCAAAAGCTTCCCGGCGCCATAAGGGCGCCAGGTTGTGTGGGCCGGATTACGGCGTGGTGGTACCGCTGATCACAGCGGCGAACGGAACTTGCTTGCGGTTGAACACGCGCTCCCAGTTGCCTGCGGAGGCGTACTGAGTCGCGGTTGGGCTGAGGTTCTGAGCCTCGGAACCCTTCCAGCTGAAGCCGGCAGGCTGGAGGATGTAGGTCTTCCGCTCCCACAGCACTTCGGCACCACCACCGTTACCGCCGCCTGGCTTACGCTCTAGCTCTACCGGTACCTTCGGCGTGCCTTCGCCGTATCCGAAAGCGCCCTGGCCGAAGAACACGGACAGGTACTTACCCGCGCCATACACCAGGGCATCGTCCATGAACACTGGTTTGCCGAGGTAGGTGGCCAGGATGATCTTGCCGTCGGAGTCACGCAGGTACTCGATGAGATCCTGCTTGACCATCTGGTTCATCACGACCGAGTGCACGCCGATGGCGCCGAACTGGTCGGCCGCATCACCAGCGGTGAACGCAGCGTCTTGGAAGGCATTCGCACTGATGGTTGCGCCCGCGTCGATGACCATGTCACCGCCGTTGTTCGCGATATTCGAGGCGATGATGCCGCGAGCCGCCCCCAAGGTGTAACGCTGCCACTGGCGAGTCCAGTAGGTGCCGAAGCGGTTGCGGATCTGCTGCTGAGGCTCGCTGTTCGCAAGCTCAGCGGTCAGGTCAGTAACGCCGTAGCCTTTGTTGAGATACAGAACCCGGGCACGCATGCTGTCCTGGGTGACTTTGCCGACTTCGCCCTGGTCGTTCGGGTCGTCGTTGCTGATGTTCGGGGCTTCATCAGCGTTGAGATCCTGCCAGTAGCTGATCTCGGCGGTGCCCTGGCTGCCGGAGGCGATCGCGTCCAGCACGGGCGAGCGGGTCACAATGCCCGACTCGTATACAGCGGTCTTTTCTGGGCTGTTAACCGGCGCCAGGGAGGCGTAGTAGTCACCGACGAAGATGTCGGTCAGTTGGGTAGTTGCCATGGATTAGGTTCCTTTGGTGGCCTGGATTTTCTTGAAGAGCTCGGGGTTGTCACGGGCGATCGCAGCGCGCTCGGTTTCCGTGTACTCGCCCCACTTTTTCGTGGCCTTGCCACCGTTGTCGCCGGTCTGCCCGGCACCCTGAGCCCTTGGCCACAGGTGTGTTGCTGTTTCACGCAGAGATTCCGCCCATTCGAGCGGCGACAGCGGGGTTTTCCCGTCCTTCCCGTAAACGACCTCGCCGTCACGGTCGGTGGCAATCGCCTCGCCGTCTTCACTGAGTTTGAAAGTGCCCCGGGCGCGCAGGATGATGTCCTCGGCAGCCTCGGGGAGCGCGCCAGCCTTGATGGCGGCAGCGCGAATGGAATCGGCCAACACCTTGTCGCTGTACTTGGCGGCAAATTGTTCTGCCTTATCGGCACGGGCCTTTTCGGCGGCCAACTTGGTGTCGTAGTCGGTGCGCAGGCGCTCGGTACGGCGGGTGATGACCTCGTCCAGCTTGCCCTCGGCAATCAGCTTGGTCTCTTCATCCTGGCCAACCTTGGTCAGCAGCCCTTTCACGGCAGCGATGTCCAGGCCTTCAAACTGGGACTTGAAGCCGTCCAGCTCGGTCTTGGTGGTCCGGAGCGAGCCAAGAAGCTCGGTATTTTTGTTCTTGAGGCCCAGGGTCGCCGCCTCTACAGCTGCAGCAATGGCGGTCTGAACTGCCGGGTCTTCAAGATCAATCTGGTTTTCGTCTGCCACTTAGTGCACCCCTTGGGTTTGGTCGGCCCGCTTTGCAGGCATAAAAAAACCCCGGCATAGCCGAGGTTCGATAGTTGTTCCCTTAACCCCCTGAAGGGTCATTCAGATTTGTCTTCGTTTCTTTGGGACCTTTGCAGCTCTTCCGCAAGCATCTTGGCGAGCTTGCGGTCCTCTCTGCTCCAACTTTCAAGTTGTTGTTTCGCCAGAATGAGCTCGTCGTCAATCGCATATTTGAGAAGCGCACGTAGTGCATCCTGAGAAAAAGGGAACTCCTCTACCCCGTAAGCCGTTTTTACAATCAGAGTGGCGCCACGTGAGGATATTGAGTTCAGCTCATCGAAAAACTTCTGGTTTAGCCCCGCACCATGAACTGCCGGCCGCTCGCCCTTAGCCTCTAAGGCGCCCACGATCGGGTCAACGATGCCTCTACCCAACATGTAGAAATTGGCATCTTTCAGCGATATAAGGCTCATCACCTCGCCTCGATCAAGACGTTGCGGGTAGACAGTGCTAGGAGGGCAATGATGAGACAAATCTATCCGCGCTCCCCCTCCGTTATAGGAGAGATGTGCGCTCAGGATGGTTGACGGCACCAGGCCGGTAGATACAAGTGCTACTGAAAGAGAGTTCGCCTCAAGCTCAAAGTCTTGCTGCGCTTTTACGCTGGGCTTCTCCCGCTCCTGCTGGCGTCGAACTTGCCACAGCGTGACAATAACAGCCAACAGGGTTCCAATACCTGATACCCATCCACCTGCAGCACTCCAGTCCCAAACGTACTTGACGGTAGAAGCCGGATTCAAATTGATCCCGGCTGTAAGTCCGAGACTTGCGCTCGTGACGCACGCAACCAGCAGAATCACTCCAAGCATCCAATTCATTGTTCCGCTCCCTTTAAAAAGGGAGCCTTATATCAGCAGATAGTAGGGAGCTCAACGATGACTTATCGAACGAGTTGAAGCCCGCGCATTACCAGGTAATCGGCGAACTGCGTCCTGCTCGGCGCATACGGCGGCGGTCGCATGCGCAGGCCGGGCGTGTCTCGGTTGAGCCGCGTGCGCCGGCCGTTCGGCTCAGTGCAATGCGTCGGTTCCTCAATCTGGAAGCCCTGTTCGACAGCGTATAGCTCGACGGCCAGCCGTACCTGGCCCCATTCAAGCTCAAAGGGCACGAATGTCTCGGAGAGCGTCTGGTATTCGATCATGCAGTCACGCCGGGGCCAGGCCATTGCTTGGTCAGGATTGGCCTTTCGCCCTTTCCACTGGCGACCGTTGATGTCGGCCGCAGCGCGCAGCAGCAGTTCGACCTGGTCAGCCTCAGCCTCAGGTGTCCGGAACCCGTAGTAGTCGCGGTAGAAGGTCAGTTTCTCCAGCGGCACGAAGCTATTCGCGTCTGGCCTGCCCTTCCCGTCCTCAACAATGATCTGCATGCGCTATCTCAACCCGGTTGAGCGCCGAGTGTAACGCCTGCTCGCGTGAACATGTCAGGTTCGGCTTCCTTAAGCTGCGCCAGGGTCAGCGGCTTGAACGACTTGTCGAGCTGCAGCTTAGCGAACTTCTCCGGTGTCAGTCCGCCATCACGGAACAGCTTGCCCCGGACCGGCCCGAGGGCATGATCCTGGAAGCTCGCCGGTTGCGTTGCTAGCCACTCGTAATAGTTCAGCCCTGCGTCGACCTGCGCCCCGCCGTTATCGCCCACCGACGCGCGCGTGGCGTCCTTGGCGAACATCTCCGAAAGCCTGGTGGTCGGCACCGTGGTTGACCGGCAGTTGATGTGCGCCGGCGGCAGCGGACCTTTGCCCAGATCGAAGCGCATCCCATCCAGGCCCTTGCACTGCTGCGAGGTCTTGCGGTCGAGCGTCGACACCCAGCGGTAGCCCAGCACCACATCACTGTTCGCCTTCAACGTCTCCATTCGTGCCGTGGTGGCTACGTGCTGGATTGCCGTCTGGACCACGGCGGCAGCGTTGCGGTTACTCACCGCTAAGACGCCATCAGTGAAGTTCTGCGCCGCGGTGCCGCGAATCGCCTGGATGATCTGCGCATTGGTCTGGCCCTGGCCAAAGCCGAGCCGGATGGTGTTCGTGACGCGCATCGTCTCGGTGCGTGTCCAGCCGCTGACGAAGCTTTTGAGCAGCTTGCCGCCGTCGATACCCTTCACCTGGAGCGGATAGGAGAACACCGCCGCGCGGACCACCGCGTTGCTCGGCACCACGGCGTCGATGGAGAGCGCATTGCTTAGGCTGTTGGCCTCGAAGGTCGATTCATACAGCGCGATGTCGACCAGATCAGCCTGCACCAGGTCGCCGTAGGCCTTGTAGATATCCAGCAGCTTGCCGTCCACCCGGGCCAGGAACTGCTCAAGGCGATCCCGGCTGTAGGTGGTCAGCTCCTTGCGGGTCAGCTCCTCCCGCACCAGCTTGTCGATCTGGCGCAGGTACTTCTCGAATTTCTTGACCTCACCGGCCTTAAGCCGCTCCAGCATTACCGAGTGGCGGGTCGTCTGCTCCAGCAGTTGGCTGTCCGCCTGCGCCAGGTTTGTCAATGGCATCGTCTTTGTCCAGGTTGATGCCGGCCGACTCGCGCTCATCGCTGATCAGGTCGGCTTCGTCTTCGTATGGGCGGTCTGGCAGCTTGCCTGTCGTGAGGTACTGCCAGTAGGTGTCGGCGCTGATCGTCCCAGCCATCACGCCTTTCAGCAGCTCCGCGAGCACCTGGGCATCGACCACTGGGGTCACGAACTCAGGGTTCACCTTGAACTTAACCTGCTTGGGGTCGTAGCCCTTCCACTCAGAGGCATACCGGAGACCTTGCTCCACCGCCTCGGCCACCGTGATGACGATGCTATGCAGCGTGGCGTGCTGGTCGTTCTGGCGTGTTTTGCGCGCCTCACCCGACTCGGTTCCGGCCACGTCCATGACTTTCGCGCCGGCCTCAAGCGCGGCGTTTTTCTGGTCGTCCATGGCTTTACGTACGGCTTCAATACCCGCGCCCTGGAACTCCAAGTAGCCGCATTCGCCGTTCGGGCCCAGGTCCCATGCCGCAGATGGGCCGGTGACGCTCAGCTCTACAGCCTCATCCAGCCCCGAAACCCATGGTTGCGGGTGGCTGGTTTGATGCAGCGACGTGAAGTAGTCGGCGCTCAACTGGTAGGACTTCAGTGCGGCCCGCGCCATGGTCAGCAGTGGCACCTCGTCCACTTCTGGCGAGTTGTCAGTCGAACCACAGTAGATCACGGGGAGGTAATCCAGCCCCTTGACCAAACGGTTGTCCGTACCGGTGGTGCCCAGCGGCCTCTCGTCCTCGACGATCTCGCCACCTTCATTGCGCACTGCGGTGTAGCAGACTTCGTTGAGCATGTAGAACTCACGGAACACCGTGTCGCAGTCATGGCTGTATCGATCACCGCCCTTCTTGCGAAACTCGCGGAACACCGAGAGAACCAGGTCCTGCCGACCACCTTGATCAGCCGTGTCCCAGTTGATGGCGTTGCGCGTGGCGTACGTCGAGAAATAAGGCTCGCCGCTCTCATCGATGTTCACCACCAGCGGCACCCTGCCGTGCGAGATAGCCTGGCGCACCATGCGGAAGAACAACTGCTTCAAGCCGAAGCCGTCAGCAGTGGCGTTGTCTTCCAGCCCTTTCAGCCCGGCGGGAAGTTCAATCTCCGGGATCAGCCGAGAAACCAGGCCCATCATTGAGCGCAGTGAGTCACGCACCCAGTGCTCGTACTGGGCCCGATCGGTGTAGTTCTGGTACAGGTACTTGTTGCCCGCACCATCGAGCTTTTCCGCTTCGACCATGCCGCTCGGCTTAGGCAGATTGCGCTCGTTGCGCTTCACGGCGCACTCGCCCTCGAGCGCGTCGTCCATCATCTCCCACTCGGCAATGTGCGCGTCGTAGTCGGGGTTTGTCGATTGCACTGGCATCAGGCCAAGCCTCCAATTCGGCGTGTTCCGCCTGTGCGTTTGCGTCGGCCCATCGAGACGGCGAAGTAGCGGAAGGCGTCCGCGCCATGCGATGACCAGTCGTGAAGTGGTTTGTCTTTCCAGCAGCCCCGCTTGTCGTCCCACTCCTTTCGGTAGTTCTCCAGGCAGGAAATACCCAGTTCGCACTTGGACTCATCGAAGGCGCAGGCCGGAAGGATCTCCCGAACCTGCTCAATACCCTCGTCGATGCCGAGCTTTGGAACAACGCTGAACTTGAGGCTGTATTTCTGCCCGTCGATCTCGTAGCCCTCCCGGGCCAGCTCGCGGCGGGTCTTGCCGTCGCTACCGAATTCGCGGTTGTCGATGTCGTGCGGGCCCCAGTGATCGCCGTACGTGTACTTGCGATCCTTGAGCACCTTCATGTAGTGCCGCAGGCCTTCACCGCTGTTCTCGTAGAAGTCGATGACGTGGTATTCCTCGCCGACGATCCGAACAAACCAGATTGCCGTGGAGTCGCCGACGCCGATATCCCAAATCGTGTGCACCGGCAGATGACTGTTGTCCGGCAGCGGGCCAATGCGCTGGGCGCCATACAGCTTGGTGAACTGCTTGGCGTAGTAGGCTCCCTCGATCGACTGCTGGAAGGCTTCGGCCGGCAGTGACGGGTATTCCCGCTTCATATCGTCGCCGAGCGTCTTCTCCTTGGCCGCGTACCAGGCGCGCTGGCCTGGGTTCGTGTCAATGCCGTGCTTCGCGAACAGCTCGTTGAAGTAGTCGGTCAGGCGCTGCGGGATGAACACATCAGTCGGGTCAAGCCGGTAAGCCTTGTTCTTCCACCAGGAGAAGAAGAAAAACTTCCAATCCAGCAGGCCCAGGGGCACACCAGCCAGTTGCTGCCGTTCTGCGCTCTGCGAGTAATCGAAGAAGTAGCCCGCCCGGCCCTCCGCCGTCGATTCAATCGTGACAAAGCAATCGGTGGCGACAGCCTCGAAGGCACCGGTCACGATCTCGCGAGCCTTGTGCGGAAACTTGGCGCAGATCTTCCCGAACTCGGACACGTGCAGGTAACGCAGGGTGCCGCCCCGGAATGAGGTGCTGACGTAGAGCGAGCCGCCCTTGCTGAACACCAACTCACCAGCAGCATCGTTGCTCGCAGGGTTGGCAGCGCGTATCTCGGCAGGCAGGTTGTCGTATGCGTATTTGACCTTCTCCCGGAACAGGCGCTTTGCATCGTTCAGGGTGTGAGCGATCAGGGCGCACTTGGCTGACTCGAACAGTGCCGCGTCGAGCTGGATGATGCAGCACTCGGTGGTGAAGCCAAGCTGCCTAGCCTTCAGGATGATGTTGCGGGTGTGCATCCCATCGAAGTACTCGATCTGCTCGTCCGTCATGCGGAAGCGGACCTTTTTGCCCTGCTTGTCCGTGATGAAGTACAGGTTGTTCAGGCGCCATCGCTTATCCCGGAGCAGCTTCAAGTGCTCGGGCTTCATGTCAGGCGTCCTTCGATAATTCGTCCATCATCTTGGACAGCTCGTCAGCGTCATTGCCGCCGGATTTGGTGTCGAGGTCGTAGGCTTGGCGCTCCAGCGAGATCAGAGTCTTCAGCGTCTCCGCCATTTCCTTCATCGTCTTGGAGCGGCCAGGTAGGTCGATGATCTTCTGGTACAGATCGTTGCGCTTGTCCTGCCCGTTGTCATCCTCGGAGCGCATCAGCTCACCGAGTTCTTCGAACAGCTGGCGGTTATCGGTCAGACCCTCAAGCTCGTCCAGCAGCTTGTTGGTCAGTCGCCGCCCGCGAGAGATGTCACCGCGGTGAGCCATGCGGATGTTCGCAATGACCTCTGCGTTGACCTCGATGATCTCGCGCTCGGTTTCCACCGATTTGCTGGCAACCTGTGTGGCAACCTCTCGTTTGGCAACCAGCGAATCAGCCTTCGCCTTGATCTTCGCCTTGAGATCGCGCTCCCAGCCATTGGCCTTTGCGCGCTTCTGGATGGCTGTGTGTGAAACGCCACAGGAAGCGGCGATCTCTCTGACGGAAAGCAGCCCGGCCCGGTAGGCGCGCTCGATTGCCTCCCAGTCGGGTTGCTTGGTTGTCATAAATTGTCTCAGGTAGACCTAAAGGCGGGATTGAAATAGTGGCGCGTTGCCGGTATTGGTGGCATTCAATTCAATGGAGATCGAGTCATGACGGAAGGCATCAAAAACATCGGCAATATTTCTTCGCACACATACCGCAGCCAATCAGCTGAATCGCAAAGAGCGATGGCGGTAGCTGCCGCCTTGGATCTCATCGCACTGAATGTGAGCGGGGCTCACAGTGGCGGCCTCTTAGAGTCCGAACTCAAAAGCCTTGGCGATTATGCAGACAAGATCCAAGAGGCATTAAAATCTAAGTGATTCATCCGTGCCGCATTCACCTGCGGCACATCTAAATTAGATAGGTGGCAAAAACCTTCGTTGCCACATAGCAAGCAAACGACATGAATAGAGTCGTATTGCGCGCCCTATAAAAAATCAATGTTCGGTGCGAGCTCCTTTTAAGAGCAGTCTGGTACCGGTCAAAACGCTCTTCGGTTTTGACCTTGCCGGTCTCCAAATCCGCCAGGTATTGAGAATTGAATTTCACCATCTCAATCACCGCTTCGATTCGCTTAAAGCCAAAAAAGGCTGCTGCCGCCATCACGACCAGGGTCCACAGGTACATCGTTTCAATATTGTGACCCAAGGGACCAAAAGGAATCGTCTGAGCCATATAAGCGCAAGCAGCTAAAGTGGCCCCCAAGACAAATCGGTCAAACCCCATCGATTCAGTGCTAGCCGATTGATGAAGCAGCACACTGCGCGTATCCGTGCTCATTTTCGCTCCTTGAGATAGTCATTCATCTCATGATAACCCTCTTCAATGCTCATCCAGCACCCTGAGTAACCATCTGGTGCGTCTGCGCGTGGGCGTGCCCATGGAGCAACCCAACGATCAGACCTTGGGGCAGTCCGGCTTTCTTGGCGGCGTCCACTGCATCAGCTATGGCCTTGTCGAGAGTGGTTACCGCAGCATTGATGTCCAGGCTCATCGGTAGCGCGTGGCGCAGGCGGGTGACGTTGCTCATCTGCAATACCTCGCGCCACGATTTGGCGCATTCGAAACCGTGGCGCGGATTACTGTGATACCCGATTGAGATATTCGTCCGCCTAGTCAGCAGCCTGTACTATTTGTTAGCGGGTTGATCATGCCCTCTCAAATAAGCCTTCAAGGATAGAACCTATGCCCCAACCACTTAACCGCCCAAGCTGGCTATCAGTTGCGCTTGGCTCCCTGGTGTTAACAGCTGTAACAAGTGCAGTTACAGTCTCGGTAAATTACGGCAGGCAGGAGGCCGTAATTTCCTCATTGACCGCGCGCAATGAGGAATTAAATAAAGATCGGGAAAAAAACGATCAAAGAGTTGAAAGCATGCGCAAGTCTTACGAAAACCTACAAGCACAGTTGGACGCTACGAATTTAAAACTGCAGTCCCTGAGGAGCGATCGCTGCAAGCCCTTGGTAAGTCAAGTCAGTTACTACTCGACAATGGTTAGCGTCTCCAGCAATCCCTCTTCCTACGAAACAGCCAATGTGCAGACGATTTTGAAAGGCTATCAAGAAAGCCTCCAGGCCTGCTATTCATCCCCTCTATAGCTGAATTACCGGTGCTATTCATACCCTGGCGGGCGTAAAGGCGATCGATTTTTTTGTCAAAATTTACAAAATAAAAACAGGAATAGCTTTGGTTAACGCCACTGAATGTCATTACTTTCTATATTCATTAAGGTCAATTTGATTCTCCCGCCACAATTTGGCGCCTTCGAAAACATGGCGCCGATTACTTGCCCCGGCGCTCGACACCACCAGGCGCCTTGTCACAGTGCAGGCAGTGCTCGCAGTTCAGCGTCCGGCATAGCCAGACCTTCACCCTCTGCCAGTACGTGACCATGAAGATGTGCCGGACACCGGCCAGGGCCAGGGCGACATGCAGCGTTAGGCCGGCGGTGGTCGGGCCGAAGAAGATGTTCTGGCTGCGCGCCATAACGACGAAACCGCTGATGGCGATCGCCGAGTAGATCAGCTTGCCGAGGATGCCGTCCCTCACCTTCCCGCTCAGTACGCACCAGGCCGCCCACAGGGCGATAAGGCCGCAGGCGATGGAATTGATCAGTTCAAGATTCATGGTGGATTGCCTCCCCCGAACCGCTGGCGAATGAGCGCCCAGAGGTCAGCGGATTTGATGGCTCGATTGATGGCCGCCAGGAGCGAGCCGCCGAAGGCACCCAGCAGGAAGCCTATGCCGGCGACGATCTTCGGCTCGGTCACACCCAGGTAAGTGCTGACCATGCTCGTCAGGTAGATCGAGCAGGCCATGCCGGTGATGAGGAAGATCATCCACGCACGCCAGTCGTTCAGGTCGTCCTTGTGCCACCAGCTGGCGATCACTGCCCCAACGAGGCCCGCAATCAGTAATTCGAACCTGTCGATCTTGTCGAGCAGGCGCTGTAGATACTCCATGCGCTCGACTCCGTGGGGCATGTTTGAATAGGTCAGCCCCAGCAGCACTCCCAGCTCAGAGCAATGGGTGTGGTGGAGCCGAAAAAAAGAAGGCCCCGGCAAATGCCGGGGCCTTGGCCTGTCAGTAGTGGACAGGAGAAAAGCAAACGGCTGCATAAGCAGCCCACCGCGCCTTAAGGCAGAAGGTCGTAGGTCACGTAGGCCGTACCGCCACCATTCTGTGTCATTGCTACCCACAGGCCCTGACCCGCAGGAATGGTCACAGAGAATGGAAGAGTGGAAGAACCGCTAACGGCGGACAAGATAACGGGCACGTTGGTCACCCAGCGTCCTTCCGGAATGGTCGTGCCGGTACTAATAAATCCGTTCCCGACGGGGCTTATCATCGTAGCTGTCCGAACTACAGCGCCATTCACGTTCTGTGCCGGAGTGAAAATTGCCTCGGCGTAGCTGGTTGCAACAGATTTGAAACGGCTGCCGATTTGTACTGGTTCCATGTTTTCACCTAATGAGTCGACTGATTGTTCGCGGAGGATTCCGCATTCATGTCGCTCAAAGGCGATTGCTCGAGGCTCGTGGCCTTCACATGATTCAACGTCCCGCATCGGCAACATTTGATCTGGAGCTCTGTAAACCCACCCGTACGGGCGAGAAGTCGGTTGCAGTTACCGCATCTGATTTCTTTCAACATCTGCAAATTCCTTTTGCTGAATCGCCCTTCCATGGGCAATAAAAAACCCCGCTCTAGGCGGGGCTTCATAAAAACTTTAGTCGCTTGAAGTTTGAGGGACTGGGGCCTCGTCGATGCTTATGCAGTGCTCAATGTCCGTTATTTTCTTCAGTGCAAGCTCGGCCGTTGAATAAGCTCCGAACATTCTGCCCTGATAAAAAACAACCCACGCAAACTGAATATCCGCGTTGTCAGCCTGCCCTACAACCAACTTCTTGAACCGTTCCGCCAAGTCGTCGACATGCATCTGTGCCATGCCACGCAAAACCATGACGCTCTCCCAGTTTATAGTCGGAAGCTCTATTTTCGACCTTGCACAAACTGAGCGCAATAAAAAGCCCGACATATAAGCCGGGCTTTCAAGTGTGAGTCCCTCACGCGCAAGATCGATAGGATGAACAAATAGTCTCTCATTTTCTCACTCAGTGCAACATTTTTTTGGGTATCAGTTTTTTCTTGTAGCTCCGCCGATTGTACTTTCCTGAGTTCTCCAAATTTCTGCCAAATTCTTTCGAACGGCAAAACAGTCGTATCCGAGGCATGCGACATACGTGTGACCGGGTCTAACCTATTGGAGCGATAGGTAAATGGAGTCGTAGGCCTGCAGGGGGATATGATACCGTTTAGCCATATGGTCGTGATGCAAGAGGTTGATCATGGACGTGAACGCCCATTTTCCTGAGTACGAAGCACAACGCTTAAAACGCGTTGAGGCTCTCTGCCCGCAAAATGAACAAGACGATGAAGTCTTCGAAAAAATGATTTTGATGGCTTCAGAATACTTCAGTGCCCCCATCGCGCTAATTTCTATCGTCGATAAGCACCGCCAATGGTTCAGGGCTCGGATTGGAATCGAAGAATACACTACACCACGGGACGTTTCGTTCTGCGCTCACTCGCTACACGACAGAAAGCCTTTAGAGGTTTTGGACGCGAAGGACGATGAGCGCTTCAAAGATAACCCCATGGTCACCGGCGCGCCCTTCATTCGCTATTACGCTAGCGCGCCACTTCTCACAAGTGATGGTTTCTCTCTGGGTAGCCTATGCATAATAGATACTTCACCTCGAGAACCAATGAGCAAACGAGATGCAGCAATGCTCGTTTATTTCGCTCAACTCGTTGTCTTGCGGATTATGGGTTTACGTTCCCGTAATTTTATTGATCAGCCTACGGGCCTTTTCAACCGACTCAGACTGGAAGAAGATATTCGACTCGCAAGCTCTAGTGGTATTCAGCACGATCTCTTTGCCGTAGACGTTATATCTCCAAAATTTTTGAATGACGTAGTAAAAGCACTCGGCTACAGCTTTTCTCAAAATTTAATGCTCAGCGTTAAGGGTAGACTTCAGTCTTTATTACCTAAGAACTCTCTCTTGTACAAAATCAGTCCAACGCGTTTTGGGTTTCTCTTAGAAAGTGGCCAGCCGGTGGAAGGTCTCTGCCTTGAAATTCTTTCAAATTTCGACGAACCGGTGGATTGTCAAGGAATCCCAATTCTCATGCAGACAGGTATTGGAGTATTGAAAATCGCCGATGCAAAAGAGAGGGACTGGTTACGGTTAGTGGTAGGGGCAGCTGATGACGCCAGGGTTCGAAACTTGGGCTGGGCGATGTATCAACCTGAGTTAGACGCAGCTCAGCAGCGAGCGTTTGCCCTATTGAGTTCCCTGTCTGATGCAGTTCGGTCTGAAGATCAACTGAGCTTGGTTTTCCATCCGAAAGTCACATTACCTAGTCTAGCATGTGAAAATGTTGAAGCATTGATCCGATGGAATCATCCTACGCTCGGACCTATCAGCCCCGCAGAGTTTATCCCACTAGCAGAGAAAACTGCGCTGATACATTCAATTACCCTGTGGGTACTTGACGCTGTAGTTAACCAAGCTAAGGAGTGGTTTGGCAAAGGTATTGAATTACGAATCTCCATGAATGTCACTGCCAGTGATCTTGATAACTCTAAGTTCTTAAATAAAATTACAGAATATATAAAAAACGGCACCATTCTGCCGAAAAATCTAGAACTTGAATTCACGGAAAGCATGCTCATGTCAGACCCGAAGACAGTTATTGAGCAGCTTGACCGCGCCCGCGCGTTAGGCATTGAAGTTTCCGTGGACGACTTCGGCACAGGCTACAGCAACTGGACATATCTAAGACAACTGCCTGTGAGTACCGTTAAATTAGACCAGTCACTAATCAGAAACCTCAACACGAACGAAAAAGATAAACGGCTAGTTAAGACACTCATCGAGCTTGCTAGAGGATTAGGCTATAGAGTCGTAGCAGAGGGCGTCGAAACCCAAAGCATTCTGGACCTAATCACGCTCTGGGGGTGTTCAGAGGCTCAGGGATACCTGATAGCAAAACCCCTGAAAGCGGAACCATTAGAAAAATGGCTGGCACAAGGTGGTTTCAGCGCGGGATAGGACTAGAACGCCAGGCACCGAGTCCTTGTAGTCCATCAAAACCTGTCGGCGGGAAGCCTGTAACCACCTCCTGCCCATCTCAAAGCTGACGTCGTACAGGTCATTTGTCCAGTTCATTGTCGAAGCAAATTATGATGCCATGAGGTTCTCCATTAGCCCCTCGGCGTCAAGGATCTCTTGAGCGACCATCAGCGCCTCATTCACCTGGCCATCCAAAGAATTTCGTATGGATGAACGCCAACGATACCGAGTTGACTCTGGCTTGCCGTCGTTATCCCAATTCGTAATGTCGTACCAGGCGGCCGGCAGCACCGCGGCGGAGCGCTTGCCCTCGGCACCGGCAACTTGTGGAATGGCCCAGGTCAGCACCGCGCATTCCCGGAAGCGCTTCGGCGCCGGTGTCTTCACCGAGTTCAGCAATTCCAGGATGGCGCCATGCTTGCGCTCCTGGTGCGTCGAGTACTTTGCCACAAGTGCCCGCCAGTGCGCCGGGGTGAGCGCCTTGTGCAGCCGACCGAACACCCAGCAGTCCTGAAGAAACGCCGCCTCCTTGCCGACGATCTCCCCCTTCTGCTTGGCGCACTGCACCTTCGGCTCAAAGTCGCAGCCGCCGGCGGAGCTGATGGTCTCGGCCGCGAGGGCTCGAACTACTGCTGAAACAACGTTGCGATAGGTCATGCTGCAGCCCTCTTCAGTTCAAGGGTTTTGGCTCGGTAGTCGGCCTTGATGGCTTGCAACTGCTCAATGGTGTGGCGCCGGGGCTCATGAGGCCCTTCCAGCCAATCCACTTTGTCGGCGCCGATACGGCGCACCAACTCCAGCCGGTAGTTCACGATGTCGCCCGATTTGTGGTTGTTGCACGGTGCGCACTGGCGCCACACATTCAGCGGCTCGAAGCGGAGCTCAGGATTGCCGCCAACCGTGCGGTAATGCCCGGCGTGCCACTGGCCGTTGTGGTGCCGGCCACAGCTCACGCATGGAAGGCCGATGTCCCGCTCACGGACCCAGGCGTTGAATGCGGCCTGGGCCTCTTTCATGTGGTGGGCACGCGTCTTGATCTTCACCTTCGCGGCGCGTAGTTCTTTGCGGCCGATCTCGGCCAGAGCCTTGCGCGCCTTCGGCTCATGCCTTGGCGCGTCGATCATTGCGCACTCCGGACTGCACACCGCCTGACCCATCCGCGAAGGGACGAATAAGGCCCTGCACGTAGCAATGCGGCATTTCTTCGGCTTGGGCGGCTTCCGTTCGATGGTCATACAGCCTCCTTGGCTTTCTGCTGCTCATGGGTGAAGTAGCCGCGTAGGGGCATCAGGTTCTTTTCGTGCTTTACCGCATGCATGCATCTGAATTTGCACAACCACCCACCAACCCCGGCAGCCGGCCGGAATTCGTAAACTTTGCCCGTGGTAGGCGAGACGATAAGGTCGCCAGGCATTACGAATCGCACCAGCTCCGCGGTCTCGCCCAGGTAACCACCTGAAATCACCAACGCCAGATCGCCCGGCTTGAAGTTATGGCTCATGCGGCCTCCTTAAACGCTTCGAACTCGGCCATTTCGGTCAGGCGTTCTTCCGTGAGCGTCGGCCAGTCATGCAGCACCAGGTACGCGCAGCACTGGCGCCAGAAGTCTTGGAATGTCTCCTCCCCCATTGAGTCGTAGGAAAGACTGCGGGGTGTCTTGCGGGTGAGCTGGCCCAGGCCAGGGATGTCGAATGCTTCCTCGTCGCAGTACACGCCCGACTCCAGCTGCAGGGCCTTGATTGCGTCGTGGGACTGCTTGCCAGAGAAGCGGTCAATGTTCTGACTCAACACCCGGCCCAGGCCGTGGACCAGACCGTTGAACCGTGGGTTGCGCGGTTGCTTGAGGTCAGCACGAATCTTCGTGTTGATCCGAAAATCCCGCTCGCGAAGGATTGACCGGTCGGCGTCGGAGGACGGCACGAACGCTGCAACCTCCTTGCCGGTAGCAGGATCGACCAGGCGGCGCAGCACCAGGTACACGGGCATTGGGCGGGGCTTTGCTGGCTTGGTCATGGCCTGCCCCCTGCTTTCACCCAGCGCCGCACGTAGAACTCACAGCCACCCGTGAGGGCCACGCCATTGGCTTTGCCGATATGCGTTTTAGGCGTCCCACAGCCGCAATGGCACTTAGGTTGACGGCCGCGGCGCTTTGGGCGCACTTCCATGTACAGGATATGCTCGGCAACGCCCCCGACTTGACCCCAACCGGCAGTGCCGCCACGCATTGCAGCAGAACGAGCCGCTGGTGAAAGCTGATTCAAGTCGGTCATGACCGCTCTCCCTTACCCATGGCGGCGTCGATGACCGCAAGCACACCGGCACGGCATTGCTCGCCATCCGAACCCAGCTCGCGTGGGCCGTAGTCAGCAGCGTTGAATGTCTCTCGCAGGCGATCACGCGGCATTGCCGAAACGCGCAGCCGAAGATGATCACGTAGCGCCTCGTTCTCGGCCAGCAGGTTTATCGCGGCTTCGGCGATGCCTCCGTGGCACTCCAGCACGATCAACTGCTTGTTTTCAGCATTCAGCCGCTCGTTCTCGGCGATCAGGGCCAGGACTGCGGCTGGCGTAACAGCGCAGAGAAACTTTGCTTTGGATTCTCGATCAGGGCATGGACCGGTATGCTTGGCGCTCTTGGTGCGCATGGTGGCGATGTAGCCGTGGTCATCACGGATCGCCCACTCGCACCAATTCTCTTGGATGGCCCGCCAGTTCAAATCGCCGCAAGCCTCGGCCAGCCGTTTCAGTTCGGTGTAGTCGGTCATAGGGCGTCCCCCGGATTTTCCATCAACGCAAGGTTGTCCTCTGTCAGCCGAGCGCACTCCTTGCGCAGCCGCTCGTTCTCGACCTTGAGCCGATCAACCTCGGCGTACATGTGCTTTGTGCCCATGCGGCGGCCTTCGTCATAGCCTGACTGCCATTCGGTTTTATCCGGCTGGCAGCCACCATGCGGCGAACACATGCCTGGTGTGAGGCAGCGGGCCATTGATTTGCGGCAGATAAGATCGCTCATGTCCGTTGCTCCGTGGTCTTCTTGCCGAACTTGGCCAGCAGCAGCGCGCGGGCGGACTTGCCGTCGGCCGGGATGCCTTGCTGGATGATTCGTTCTTGGGTCTGCTGGTCGGCCAGCTCGTTGGCGAGTTCGAACTCGGTCTTCTGGCTGTCGTGGCCAATGCCGGTGGCGATCCGGCCGTCGAGCGGCTGCATGGCCTGGGCACGGCGAAGGATGATTTCGTAGTTGCGGTCGAACCTGGCGCGCAGCCCCTTGTCTTCTTGCTTGGCGCCGCGAAGGTCAAACAGACCGGTAGCCTCGGCGGCCAGCTTCACCGCTTCGTGGCTGTACGTGGTCATCAGCGCTTCGATCCAGGCGTCACCAACGGCGGGCATGCCGAAGTCTTCAGGGCCTGGCGCGCACATGGCGATGAACTCGCCAACGCTCGGTGCAAACGGCTTCTTGAGCTTGCGGCACTTCTGGATACCGAACTCGATCTGCTCCAGGGTACGTATGCCCTCGTCGGCGAACTCCTTGATCCATTCGGCCTTGGCGGCGTCGAGCGCTTCGGTGGATGGCCACGCCTGGCGCCACGCTGGGAAGATCCCGCGAAGGCGACGGAACAGGTCGTTCACCACTTCGGCCGTCTGCGGCGTCACCTGGAGCGGCTGGCGAGGCTCCACTGCAGGCAGGTTGCCCATGGTCGCCATCAGTTGGTTGGCTGGCTTCATGGGCTCACCACAAGGCCTTCGGCCCAGGCATTGCTGTCGAAATCAGGCTCACTGCTCTGGCGTGGCGTGAACTGCCTGATGTTCGAGGCTGCTGCACGATTGCGATCGTTGAGCACCCACTTGACCAGCATCTGCACCCACTCGGCCTGGGTGTTCACCTGTCCACGCGGTTCATAGTGGGCAGTGAAAGCGCGGCGCGCCTCTTCGGTGAATAGGTCCAGCGCTACGCCAGAGTGAACCGAGTAGGTCTTCAGCAGCTTGTCATCAGGATTCCAGTCGAGGGTCATTTCGCTGGGCATGCGAGGGTCAACTGAACCCTGCGCAGAGAGAGGGTTTTGATCTTCTCTTCTCTTCTCTTCTCTGGTCCGCATTTGGTCCGCATGGCTTGCGGACATTTTGCGGACACCGTCAGACTTTCGGGAGGTCCTTTTCCTCTCGTTGTCATTGGCTCGGCGCTTGGCGCTTGCTCCGTTATGCTCTTCGAAGCGAGGCATTACAAGGCTTCCGCCTTCATTCACGGATGCCCACTCAACGTCGATCATCGCCTGCGTGAAGCCAGGCCAGCCCACCACAGCATCCATAGCTTCCACGGTGTAGCCAACCAGTACTCCGTCACTGGAATGGGTGTCGAAGATGCTCCAGGCCACATGCAGTCCGCCTATGATCCGCAATCTGTCCGCTTGCAATGCGGACACCATGCGGAACACTTTCGGATGCGTCTGAAGGTCGATTCGCATTTTGATCCAGTCCCCGGCCATTACGCGGCCCTCAGTGCTTTGTCGTGGGTGAACAGGCCGTCCCAGGTCTTCTTCATGGGCAGCTCGCCGGCCAGGTACAGGTCGTACAGGCGTGCAGCGCCCTTCTTCAGGAGGATTGGCGTGTAGGAAATGAATGGGTCTTTGCCGTGCGGGGTGACTTCGTGCTGGTGCTCGGTCATGTACTTGTCGCGGGCGTACGAGCCCACACGGTGGCGCAGGCCGGACTTGCTCTCGTTGTAGAGCCAGCTGCGCGCTTCCAGGTACTTGCCCACCTGCATGACGTTGACCCCATTGAGGCCCTTGCAGAACTGGGTGTGGGTCATGCCTTCCTTGAACAGGTTCTCCAGGGAATGGATCTTGGTAGCCTGCTGCTCGACCTGGGCGGTGAGCATCAAGCGGGCCTTTTCAGACTCAATGGCGATCTGCAGAATTTGGATGGTGGAGAGCTCGGGCGCCTCAAGTGCGTTGATCTTGGCGACTACGCTGCGGCGAACTGCCTTCGACTCGCGCATGGATACCAAGAGGCATTGGTCCTTCGTCAGCATCAGCCCTTCGGAGGCCGGCCCGCGCTGATTCCTTACTACGAAAGTTTCGTAGTATTCGCCGTCGAGCTCATCCCGGCACCGGGCGGTGAAATCATTGCGCCGAACTTCACTTTCTCCGAACTCAGCGCGCGCGGAGTTGACCAGTTCAAGCAGGTCAAAGCTGCTCATCTTTTCCCGCGCCACGTTTTCGGATGTAGCAAAACGTGGCGCGGGTGCGTTGGTGTTGACGATTGGTTGGAGAATAGGCATTATTCGCTCCAGAACGTTGTTGCAAGCGCTGTAAAAAGAACCGACCTAGCCCGTCGGTTTTTTTGTGCCTGCGATTTTGTGGTTGGGTGTTTCATTTGCAGTTCCTCATGAGTCCCTCAGGGGCTTATTGGCCCTTCCGTCCTATGGAAGCGACGTTGCTCCTGCTCTTTGGTGGCCGAGTCATTCGATCCATCGCCCGGTTCATGATTGTTGCGGCCATCTCTTCTGGTGTTACCCCGTTGCGTCTGGCCAATAGCTCCAGATCAGCGAGTCCCTGCCAGTCGAGCTGGATTTCCAGCGGTTTTCTTTCAGGCACAGGGCCTCCTCGGCTACTTCAGGCCACGTCTGTTTTCGCGTTAAGCTCTTCCATCATTTGGTTCAGGCCGCGCTCCAGGATTTCGCGAGCGAGCACGGCTTTCTGGGTTCGCTGAAAGCGGGCCATGGCTGTCAGCAAGTCATCAGCCACCTCATCCAGGCGAACCTTTGTCGGCTTGTCGTGGAGGTGGTCAGGTGCGAAGTACGACATCTGTGTTTCCTTGTGTGATTGGAATGGGTTTAAGCGGCTGATTTTTTGAGCTGGTTTTGGCTCGGGAACGGGCGAACCTCTTCGGCATGAAAAGTGCCGTCCGAAGCCTCTGTCACGAAAATATCCCGGCCAACCCTGAGTGCTTTGTTCAGCGCACCCTGGGACATACCGAGCAACTGAGCGGCCTTGGTTTGGCCCTTGCTGGTAGCGAATTGATTAAGGGTGATTCGGCTCATGGCCATACCTCCGTTGGCATTCATAGCGGCAGATTATCTCCCATGGAGATACTTTGCAACTCCAATGGAGATGGCGAACTATTTCCCTTGGGAATATTCTTGCGAAATGAATAAAGAAAGACGTCAGTTGCTTGATTGGGAGCGGGATGAGTGCGCAGCTTTGAAAAGGGCTATTGCGGACTACAACGGCGCACGCCCAAAGGACAAGCGCCTAACCCAGGACGAGATTGCACATGCAGTCGGCATGAGTCAGGGGACGCTCGGCAGTCATTTAAACGGGCACCGTCCGCTCACTCAGAAACTCGCAGTCTCCATGGCAGCAATGCTCGGTGTGCCGATCGGAACTTTCAGCAAGCGCATAGAAGATGAAATAGGGCGTATGGCATCGGCTGCTGGCTTGGCCGCGCCACCGGGGAACCCAGCGGACGCCCGCACTCCCCCGCGCAGCTTTGATTTGAACGATGAGCCCGGCTACACAGGTGTTATGCAACTGACAGCGCGCGGCTCGACCGGAGATGGCGACGACAACCCACACGTCGAGATCCGCGGCGTGATGGCGTTCAAGACTTCCTGGCTGCGGGCAAACAACCTCAATCAGAAGCACCTGGACGTGATCTACGCCAACGGCCACAGCATGGAGCCGACGATCAACGACGGCGATGTGCTGCTGATTGATGAGTCGAAGATAGAACCGAAAGACGGCCAGATATTCGCCATGCAGAGCGCGTCGAAAGGCACGATCGTCAAGAGGCTGGTGAAGTCGGACTTCGACGGCTGGATCATTCGTAGCGATAACCCGGACAAGGCGCGCTATGGAGACGAGACGCTGCGCGATGGGGAAATAAACGAGGTTCGCATTATCGGGCGCGTGGTTTGGCGCGGCGGGATGTTGTAGGGATACAGGTGTCGGAGAGATCGCGGCGCAATTAGTGCTATAGGCCGGTTTTAATCCCGTCGAGCAATGGATGGAGTGCATAGAAATGGCAGTAGAAACAACCACACCGAAAAAAGAAGTTTTAAGTATTCCGAAATTGAACGCCTGGCTCGCTGAGGTCGGCGCTTCGTCGACCTGCCCATTTTGTCAGTCTGTGAACTGGGAGGTAGCGGTGCCAGAGGATGCATTTTCAGCGTCACTGCCATGGTGCAATCCGCGCGGCGAACTATTCATGTCCGGGCTTCCGGTTATTCCGCTAATTTGTACGAAATGTCGATTTGTTCGCCCTGTTGCGGTACATGAGTCAGTGCGAAAATCCGTGTTTGATGAGGTCGATGAATGATCGTCGGCGCGGAAAAGTCCCACTCTGGCGGGAGACGTCTAACCACACCTCTCGGCGACATTGATAATCCGCCTCAGTGGGTCAATATTGCGATGGGCGGAGACGGGAGCGTAGGCAGAGCTAAGCATTCTCAGTCCAGCATCCTCGATCAGAGCCGATTGCTTCGAGCATCGGTAGCCCGTGACAATGCGAAGAAGCAGGACGATACTGCAACCATGAGCGAAATTAATAGAGAAGAGCTAGACGCCAAGTTGTCTGCAGTTGAAGCGCGGATGGATCGTCGCATTGCCGATTTTCAGGGAGATATGCGACAAGCTGTGAGTGACTTTCGGCTGGAAATTCAGCCGATCAAGGGCATGAAGGCAAATATCTGGTCTGCCACGGCCGTCATGATTGCCACCATTGTTGCGGTAGTCAGCCTGTCGTTTACAGCCTTTGACTCTGGGCGAGAAACATCGGTACTAGTCCAAGAAGCCAAGCAACAGTCTATTGAAACCAGAAAGCTTCTTGAGCAAATCCAGGCTCAGCAGAAGAATACCTATGCCCCTACTCAGGCTCCGACTCTGCCTCAGGCGCAGCCCCCTCAGAGTAATTCAGGATCTTAATCAGCCCGGCCCAGCGCCGGGCTTCTTGTTTCTGCGCTCCGCTCGCCGCCCTCACCAATCCTTTCGCACAAATATCTCTGCTCTCCTGCGGCAGTGTCGTTTCGCCTGCATGGTAGGATGCCAGCTCAATTCACATGGAGGTTTCGATGCTTGGGAAAATTTTAATTGCGCTCGGGCTCGCGGCCTTCGCTTTGGGCTTCTGGGAGGCTCAGACTGCATTTCCTGGGTCGCACAAGCAAATAGAGGCGGGTTGGCTGCTGATCGTAGGTGTTCCTCTGTCCCTCATCGGGGTATGGGTTTGGCGAAAATCAATCAAGAAGTGCCCGGCCTGTGCGGAGCGCATAAACAGAGACGCCGTCATTTGTAAGCACTGCAAGTCACCGGTGGCATAGGTCCACTCCTGCATCCAAGCCCGCCCTGAGCGGGTTTTTTGTGCCTGCGGAATAAATTATCTCCAATGGAGTTGACATGAATATTTCCATAGGAGATATTAGCTCCATCGCAGCGACTTACGAGGGACTGCGAAGGGCCTCACAGCCCGCCGCTCTTTAACAACATGCGCCATACACGATTACCCGGCGATTCGCTGGGAGGTCAGCCCCGGCTATCACCTGTGGGGCGAGAGGAAGTCAGGTGAACAAAACGCGCTGCCACTGCTGGTGACCGGCGACAGACAGGCCCGAAAGCCTGCCAACGATGGGATACCCCATACGGCTGTCGAGGTGTTGACCGAACTGGCGAATGACCTGGTAAGCGGCGCGGGAAACAGAATTACCCGGGGAACACTGCACATCCCACCGGGAGGGAGCCGAAAGGTAGCAGCAGCCCGCACATGCGGAACCACCCTTCCCCACCTCTATTACGTCAGCACTCCACCCCCGCGCCCATCGGCAACCAGCGGGAGGTATGAGTGTTGACGAATACAGGTGAACCAACGAATGGAGAGAGTCATGAAACTTTTCGCCAAATCCACTGGGCTACTAGCCCTTAAGCCTGAGCGCGTCGAAGCCTGCAGGGCTGCTGGCGTGACCATTCTTGGACTTCTTGAGCGCATGCCTGAAGGTGGAATCTTGATTGCCGATACTCGCCCTCGGAAATTCGTTGGTGGTCGCGGCCCTGATGACCCGGCTGCAACGATGCTCTACGTCGGCGGCGTGTTCAAGCCTGAGAAAACCTTCTATTTCGAGAGCTTTCAGCGCGCGCTAAACAAGGCGTTAAAGCTCGCCGCCTAATCCCAAACACTGGAGGTCGCCATGCATAACTGTACTGAAACTCAAGCGGTATGCCGAAGGTGCGGCCTCAAGCTGCGCGGCTCGCCATCGTGGAAAGGCGGCCTCGCCTATCACCCGGAGCCGAAAGGCGAAGTCCACCAATGCCACTACGGTGGCTGGGTCTGCTCGCGCCGCTGCGACATCCGCGCCTGCGTCGAGCTGGAAGGAACGATGCCAGGCTGCGGTGGCGTGAGCGGCTACGAGCGGCTTTCCATCTACGCAAAAGAGAGCATCGAACGCCATTGGCCGGAGGCATCATGAACCAAAGTCAGCACGCTTACTGCGACGTAGCGCTCGCAATTAATCAGCGCCGCAACATGGCCTTGGCGCTTTGCCTCGGGCTGGTCGGCTCCAGCGCACCGAAGAAGTCGCCACTGTTTCGGGTGATCCCGGCCGGCAATGAGTTCTTTCACGTCGTCGACTCCACCACCGGCAAGGTGAAAGGGTTTCGCCGCAACCACAACGAAGCCTGCGTCCTGGCCCGGAGCCTGGAGCGTAACCAGTGAGCCTCCAGCAGCGTGATCACGACACTGCTGTCGGCTGGATCAACGCAGAGCTTGCCGATCTTCGCAGGGACGTAGGAAAGCCGAACGCTAGTGCCGCAGCGCGCTCAGCAATAACCCTGGCGTTCCTTCTGCGAGCCATCAGCGACACCGAGCAGCGTGAGTTTCAGGCGCGTATCGACGACATCTACAGGTCTTCTCGCGCAACGGCTGCTTAGCACCCACTTCAAACATCGCCCGCGGCACCTTCTGAGGCCGTGATGGAGGCTCTATGTCTCAAGAAAGCAAATCCCCCCTCTCGGCTGCCGATCTTCGAACGATCGCCCACGCCGCGCCCACCGCCAAGATCGAGCGCGAAGAACTCGATGCAGCCCACCGCCAAGCGGAACGAGAGCGCCTCGAAAGGCTTGGAGGGTCGGCTGAGTTGGTTCTGGACCTGGAGGCCAGGCTTGCAGCCGCCGTCGATGATCGAAAGCGCGCACTGGTCGAGGCGAACTACGCCAAGAAGAAGCTGGAGCAGGTTTTCGAGTCAGTCAGCACTGCGGTTGGTCGGGACGTGCGGCAACTCAGCGTCGTGCACCTTGGCATGGCCCTGACAGACAGCAAGTCGAAGCTGGTCACGCTGGCCGGCTACATCGATCGATCGCTCACGCTGGATGATCTGGTGGTGCTCAAGCGAGTAGCCAGCAACCTCGGCGTGATCCAGCCACAAACCATGGCCCAGGCAGCCCAGTTGATGGGGCTGAGTCACCGGAGGGCTGTATGAGCCCAACAATGGCCGCCCAGCTCGACTGGATGAAGGTCGGCGCCTTCTCTCCTGATCGGTTCACAGGCGAGCAGCGCAAAGAGTATGAAGACGAAGCACGCCGCATACAGCGGCAGTGGGACAACCAACCAAGCTGAGGAAGCTCAAATGTTCAAGAAAGCCGAACGCAAGCAGGCCAAGCTACGGCTGGCACTTGCCGGGCCGTCTGGATCGGGCAAAACCTACTCCGCTCTTCTCCTGGCCCAGGGGCTTGGCGGGCGTATCGCGGTGCTAGACACCGAACACGGCAGCGCATCGCTCTACGCGGACCTGGTCGACTTCGACGCAATGGAGCTGCACGCGCCGTACTCGCCAGAGCGCTACATCGAAGTGATCGTCGCCGCCGAGCTGGCAGGCTACGACACGCTGATCATCGATAGCTACTCGCATGAGTGGACAGGTTCCGGGGGCTGCCTGGAGCAGAACGAGACCGTGGCCCACCAGAAGTTCCGAGGCAACACCTGGGCGGCCTGGAACGAGACCACGCCGCGCCACCGGAAGCTGACGGACAAGATCCTCACCAGCTCGATGCACATCATATGCACGATGCGTAGCAAGACGGAGACGGTTCAGGGTGAGGGCAAGAAGATCCTCAAGCTGGGCATGAAGTCCGAGCAGCGCGACGGCACCGACTACGAATTCACCGTGGTGCTGGACCTCACCCACGACGGGCACACGGCCACAGCCAGCAAAGACCGGACGAAGCTGTTTGACCAGCCTGAACTGATCAGCGAGGAAACGGGCAAGCGCCTGCTGAGCTGGCTGAACTCCGGTATCAGCCCGGAGGAGCGAGCCAAGGAGCTACTTGTTGATGCGATCGCCGACATCCGTCAAGCGGCTGACATGGCCGCGCTGGAGTCGGCCTACAACGCCGGGCGCGTAATCGTCCACGGCTTCGACAACCTCAAGCCATCGCTGGTCGCCGCCAAGGAGATCCGCAAGGCTGAACTGAACAAAGCGAGACAGCCAGCATGATCAGCAACCACCTAAGCCTGGTCGAGCAGCACCGCCAGGACGCTTACTCGATATCGGAGCGCACGGCGGAGTTCTTGGCCGCAGGCGGGACAGTCGCGCAGTTGCCAAGCCCGCCACGCAAACCGCTGCCACCACCCCGCTCCACCAAGATCGATCCCGAAACCATCCTCAAGCGCCGCAAGCCGCCCATCACCCGGGCCGAGCGTAACGCGCTGCGCAAACTCGCGGAGGCATTATGAGCAAGCGCAAGCCGCATAACCTGCAAGCCCGCATTGCCCGGTCGTGCCGCTCGCTGCTGGCATCCAATCACGTCGCAGTGGTCAACATCGACCCCAGCGGCCGCCAGGGCATGATCAATTACAAGTCGATGAAGAACATCGCGCCGGGGAAGATCGGCCAGGCCGTATGCGGCATCCCCCACCGGTGGACGATTTACCTCAGCGCCCTCTGCATCGACGCCCGCGGCGACCGCTACAGCAAATCTGTGGAGGTGGCGCCCGATGGCGTCTACCTCTCCGACCACCTCGAAGACGTGATCGAGCATTGCTACAAGAAGCTGCGCGATGAGGCCAACCAAAGCCAGATGGTGGCTTCCGGCTGGATCGCCATCCCTGAAGCGATGTCGCTCGATGAGGATCACGCTGCGCGGATCTTCGAAGCCGTCGGCGCATGGCGCCAGGTGAAGGTCGATTCATGCGCCGCATAGCCCGCACCCAGCAACGAAAACGTCAAACCTGGCTCGCACTGCCGGCCAGCGGAATAGAAGAGGTAGGCCATGGCAGCAGTACCCCAGAAAGAACGCTCGGCCAAGTCTGCCAGAAAGCGTGTGGCACTTGCCGAAGAGGAATTGAGGCTCAGGGTTCGCCCCGGCACGCGCCAGGCCTTGGCCGACCTGATGGAGTGGTCAGGCATTACTGAGCAGGGCGAGGCGATGACCCTGATGATTCATCACCTGCATGCGATGGGCGCCGCGAAGTGCCAGCCACTACTAAATCCACCGCGCCACGAAATCGAGATATCGCAAAACGTGGCGCGGGAATTCCGCAATAAAAGCCTGCTCGCCATCCAGAAAGACCCGGGCGACGAGATCATCGAGCCAGGACTACCTGGCTAGCGAGGCTTCGCGCCTTTGGCCAGCCATGCGCCGTGGTTAAATCCATGCTGCATTGCTTCTTCGTCTGAATCATCAGAAACGTCGAAAACGTGTTCAGAATGCTTGGCCCCGCTCGGGTGAAATACTTGCGTCAGCATGCTTCGGTTATGTGGTCCAAACTCACGAACCCTAACAGTTAATAGGAATTCTTCTGGGCTTGTACGCATGGCATACACATCGTCTTCGTGCTCACCCCAAAGTTCAGACTGCCAGTATTTATTTGACACGCATTTCTCCTTGATCCGGCTCCATGCCGGTCACCCGTAATACCCCATATCAACGAATCACGCCAGCCGGCGAGGCATTCGGCAGCCTGGAGCAATTATGAATCCTTACCTGATCACTGGCCCGGCCCAGATCGGCATCAGTGGTGGCCGCACCAGCGGGCACATGGTCTACAAGATCCTCGAGGCCCACGGCGGAACCTTGCCGTCTGATGTACACCTGTTCTTTCAGAACACTGGCAAGGAGCGCGAGGAAACCCTGGTATTTATCAATCAGATCGCCAAGCGCTGGAAGGTCAATATCGTGTGGATGGAGTGGTGCCGCGTTTACGGCCAGCCGGATGACGCGCCCTGGTACAAGCTGGTGGACTTCGAAACAGCCAGCCGCAACGGCGAACCATTCACCATGATGCTCGAGTATTACGCGGCATATCGCAAAGCGGAAAAGAACTTGCCGCCCGTACTGCCGAATTTCTCGAACAATATGTGCACTGCTTATCTGAAGGTGAAGATCGGCGAGAAGCACATGCGCACCCTTGGCTACACCGAATGGGACTGCGTTGTCGGGATTCGATACGACGAACCGAAGCGCTACCACCGAATGATGGCCGCCAATGATCGCGGCGGCACCCGCTGGGACAACGTTTGCCCGTCCTACAATTCCGGCGTCACAAAGGAAGACGTCGCCGCGTTCTGGGCAGCCCAGCCGTTCGACCTCGGCATGGACTCCGACTTCGGCAACTGCGACCTGTGCTGGAAAAAGAACGAAGGCAAACTGATTAAGACCATCATGCATGACCCGTCACGGGTGATCTGGTGGTCAGGCACTGAAGAAAGGTTCGGCCAGGTATTCCGGCAGGATCGAGCTGATTACAAGACGATGGGATGGTCTGCCGAGCAGCGATCACGGCAGACCGAGTTCGATTATCTCTCCGAAGACATCGACTGCTTTTGCGGCGATTAGCCTTCAGTAGATGGTTTGATCATAAGTGGGTCGGTCGTGAACTGCTCTATCGAGTCGATCAGATGTGCGCCAAGCACGCTGCCATAGGCATCATAGACCACGTATTTGTCCCCCTTCTCCTTCACCTCCTTAGCACTCTCATAAGTGAAGTATTGCTCGTCGTAATTTTTAAACATGGCTGGCATTTGTCGCTCCTAACCGGCCCCGCGCCGGACATCAATAAATAGCTCACAACAACCAATCACGCCAGTCGGCGAGGATCCCCTATGTCCGCACAACAGAAGAAAAACCCCTTCGATTTCAAAACCCAATACGGACTCGGCTTCAACCCTCAGGACGATGAGATCGTTGTCGACTTCTTCTGTGGTGGCGGCGGCGCCGGTACCGGCTTGGAGATGGGCCTGGGTCGCACCGTGAACGTGGCGAAGAACCACAGCCCGCAGGCGATCAGCATGCACACCATTAACCACCCAGGAGCCCAGCACTTCACTACCGACGTGTTCGAGGGTGATCCGGACACCGAATGCGGCGGACGCGCTGTCGGTTGGTTCCACATGTCGCCGGACTGCACGCACCACTCCCAGGCCGCCGGCGGCCAGCCGCGCAAGCGCGAGATCCGCAACCTGTCGTGGATTGGACTCAAGTGGGGAGGCAAGAAGCGGCCTCGGGTGATCAGCCTGGAGAACGTGAAGCAGATCCTGCAGTGGGGCCGGCTGATCGCCAAGCGCGACAAAGCCACGGGCCGCGTGGTCAAGCTGGACGGCACTATTGCTGCACCTGGCGAAGTCGTACCCGTGGGCCAGCAGTTCCTGATCCCTGACCCCAAGCAGCGCGGCCGTACCTGGCGCCGATTCGTGGCCCTGCTGGAAGGCATGGGCTACGTCGTTGAATGGAAAGTCATCAAGGCCTGCGACTTCGGCGCGCCGACCAGCCGGGAACGCCTGTTCATGATCGCCCGGTGCGACGGCCAGCCGATTGTGTGGCCTGAGCCAACCCACGCCAAGAACCCCACCAAGGGCCAGCAGAAGTGGAAGACAGCCGCCGACTGCATCGACTTCACTGACCTGGGCAAAAGCATATTCGGCCGCAAGAAAGACCTGGCCCCGGCCACCCTTCGCCGCGTTGCCAAGGGCATGAAGAAGTTCGTCATCGAGAGCGCGTCGCCGTTCATTGTGCCGATTGCCAATTGGTCCGGCGAGGCAGTGCAGTCTGCCGACGAGCCACTGCGCACCGTCACCTCCTACCCGAAGGGCGGCGCCTTCTCGGTGGTCAGCCCTGTGATTGCCCCGGCAACGCACCAGGGTAGCGACCGCATCAACGACCCGCTCGACCCGTTACCGACAGTGACCTGCGCAAATCGCGGCGAGCTAACGCTGATCGGCCCGGTGATGGTTGGAGCCGGCGGGCCAGAGTACTCCGGCAAGCCGGTGGGCATGAACCAGCCGGTGGGCACGCTGATGACCCAGAACCACCGCGCGATCGCAGCGGCACACCTTGTGAAGTTCCGCTTCGATGACGCGGGCAAGGCGCTGGACGAGCCGCTACCGACCATAACCAGCGGCGGCAACTACCAGCGCCCGGCCGGTGCCGCCCACGCCATGGGCATTTCAACGGTGTTCATGGCTCAAATGAATGGCGGCTTCAACACCGCGGCCGCCATGAGCATCGAAGACCCGATGACCACGGTGACCAACACCGGCAGTCAGCAGCAGCTGGTGGCGGCGAACTTGGTGCACCTTCGCGGCAACTGCGATGCGCGTGACGTAAACGGCCCGCTGCACACCATCAGTGCCGGAGGCCAGCACCACGGGTTAGCCAGCGCATTCATGGAGCGGGCATTCGGCGGCAGTGTTGGCCAGGGCCTGGAAGATCCGGCGCCGACCATCACGGCAGGCGGCGGTGGCAAGAGCTCACTGGTGTCGCTCACCCTCTCGCCAGAGCATGAAGCGGGCGCCCTGCGGGTTGCCGCTTTCCTGATCAGCTACTACGGCACCGAGAACATCAGCGCTTGCCACTCGCCGGCGCCGACGATCACCACCAAAGACCGCCTGGCAATGGTCACCGTGATGGTCAAGGGCACGCCCTACGTGATCGTCGACATCTGCCTGCGGATGCTGAAACCGGCTGAGCTGTACAAGGCCCAGGGCTTCCCCGCCGACTACATCATCAGCCACGGCGCCGACGGCAAGCCATTCACCAAGACTCAGCAGGTGCACATGTGCGGCAACAGCGTCAGCCCGCCGCCGATGGCGGCCCTTGCCAGGGCAAACGATCCATGGCGCACGGAACAACGCCAAGCGCGGGCAGCTTGATGATCAGCTCGAACCAGGCGGTATGCCGTCTTTATTGAAGTCCTTCACGCGCTCCCGCTCTTCCTCGGTGGAATGTGCCGGGGTTTCTTGCTCGGGCTCTTTCTTCTTTTCTTCATTCATCGCTATGTCCTCTGGGTGGTAGCTGTTTCGGCACCTGGTGGAATCAGCAGTTCAAATCAATCAACTCCACCGCCCGGGCATGGCCCGGCAAGGACTCCCCGTGAAACGAATTTACCTCAGCGGGCCCATGAGCGGCTTGCCAGGCCTGAACTTCCCCACCTTCCACAGCATGACCGCCAGCCTGCGCGCCGGCGGCCACACCGTCACCAACCCCGCTGAGATCAATCCTGAAGGCGGAACGTGGACCGACTGCATGCGCCGGGACATTACCGCCCTGATGGACTGCGACACCGTGGCCACCCTGCCCGGCTGGGAGCATTCAAAGGGTGCCTGCCTGGAAGTCCTGATCGCCGAACGCCTGGGCATGACGGTTGTGAATGCCCATGATCTGGTAACGAGGGAGGCTGTATGAGCCGATTCTGTTTTTGTAACTGCCCTGCGGGCTTCTCCGCCGAGCCTGAGCGCCACGCACCTGATTGCCCTGGCCGGTCCGGCGCGGGCAAGGCACGGACTCCAGTGCCGGCCACACTTACCGATTCGCAACAGGTGGACAGTGGCGTGGATTTCGGAATTGACGGGCGATCGGTGCGCGTATCGCAGGAGGCTTACTCGATCTTCCTGGCGCGTGAAGCGGCAGGACGAGAAAAGATCGCGGCCCTGCAACAGCGCCTGACCGCAGCGGATGAGCGGGTGGATGCGGGGATATCGTGTGTCACCAGGATGATTAAGTGCGCAGGAGGACAGCCGTCAATCGCCACAAGCTACCTGCGCGACATACTGGACAAACTCAAGCCAGCAGAGGGTGGCAAGCCATCCACCTGCACCTGGACTGAAAGCGAATTCTCCTGGCACACCGGCTGCGGCAAGGAATGGCAGTTCACTGACGGAGGGCTGCCAAGTGAGAACGGCATGCACTTCTGCCACTCATGCGGGAAGAAATTGAGTGTCGAGACGACCCAGAAGAATTTTGACTGAGGCGCCTCGCGCACTTACCCCAGCATCTGAAGTAGTTTAGGAAGAATATCGACAAGGTTTTTAGTAACTGTAGATACCGAAGCGGCTCCAGCAAGCCACGTCTGCAACTTTGAAGCTTTAACAACTTCAATTTTGGAATCAATCGGCTGAGATCTCGCCTTCTCTAAGTCAGATAGAAGCTCTTTGAAATATTGAGAAGGAGTTTCAGCCGGTAGCCCAAGGCCGGCAAGCATATTGGGTTCGTGAAAATCAAACACCTTGCCGTTCCCAACGAAAAGATTGCCATCGGAGATTACATCCATTGTAGATGGGCCACTGATTGCGTACTCGTTACCTATAAATCTGCTGTTACTTATGCGTAGCGTCATTACAGACCTCCTCAAGTGCCGCGAGATGCAGCGATCGTATTAACGCCTCGCTAGCAAAAAGAAGCAATACGCCACGATCTTCTGTAACCCCTCCCCCTTCAAAGTCAGCCGCTATAGCGGCAAGGACGAAGTCTTGCCCAGAAAAAACCACCTGATCGTCGACTCAGGGTGCACTCAGGATAACGAGCGCTGGGCGCTCTCCGCCTGCGGGCTTAACGAAGATTCCGAGGTTGCGTGGGACGGTACCCACCAACGCGATTTTGTCAGCTGCAAACGGTGTCAGGCAAAAATGGCTAAGCCGCGACCGGCGCCGGAGCCACTCCATAAAGAGCGGCCCATGCTTTTCAACGGTGCAATGGTTCGCGCAATTCTGTCCGGGCAAAAAACCGTCACGCGCCGCCTGGTCAAAGGCAATCAGATCCCGAGCCGCAGCAAATCCGACTCACCGGAGCATCAGTGGATTGCCGTTGTTCAGGACCATCCTCGCTGGGGATTCGCTGCGTTTGGCGCGACCGAGCAGGAATGCGCCGCCGAACTCGCAATGTACGGCGGGTGCCCATATGGCCGGCGCGGCGACCGGCTATGGGTGCGCGAGACCTGGGCGGCAGACGCACAGGTCGACGAGGTCGCGCCGCGAGACCTGAGCCAAGGCGAGCCGATTTATTACGCAGCGGACGGGGCTGCCAGGCAAACAGGATGCGCGATGATCAAGCCAGGCAAGGGTCGCCCATCCATCCATATGCCCCGCTGGGTCAGCCGCATCCTGCTGGAGATCACCGACGTGCGCGTCGAGCGGTTGCAGGACATCAGCGAAGAGCAGGCGCTGGCCGAGGGAATCATTCCTCACGTTCGTGGTGGCTGGCACTGGCACCCGCATGATCCGAGCAACGTTGATGACTGGCATCAGTTCGGGTTCAAGTCACCTGCCTTTGCATTCCAAGACCTTTGGATCGGCACCGGTGGCGACTGGGACTCCAACCCGTGGATCTGGTGCGTGAACTTCAAGCGGGTGACGCCATGATCGCCCCCCTCTGGTTCGCCTACGTCTTCATCTACGCGCGTGACCGGGCGAGGATGTGACCGATGGATCAAGGCGTTGAGTTACTAGCCCAGAGTAAGGGAGTTGTTTAACTCGCAGCTAACTACATCGATCCATCGAATCACTGCCCACAGCATGAAGGGCGCGCTCAAATGACTTGATAGAGCGCCTGCCGGCCAAGCATTTCAACGACAAATATCTGAAATGCATGCCCGACATGTCATTTCTAGCACAACTCTCGATCTGGTCCAGGATCGATTTCAAATAAACCCCTCCCCCTCTCAATGTCAGCCGCTATAGCGGCAAGGAACCCGGCATGCCTGAAGCAAGTAAATCAAGCCTGCGCCAGCGCATCACGACATATATGAGCGGCGTAGGCGGCTCCCTAGGTAACTGGTTCTGCACCTGGTGGCTCCGGTTTCACATCGAGCCGTTCACCACCAAGCAGATCCGCCGGGAGCTTGAGCTAATGACGCGTGAAGGGTTGGTCAAGTCGGATCACAGCCAGAGTAACAACACCAAATGGAAACTGGTCGAGGTGGCGCCATGATCGCCACCCTCTGGTTCGCCTACGTGTTCATCTACAAGGGGCCAAGACCATGAAACAGCATCGCGTTTTGATCGGAGACTGCATTGAGTCGATGCGGACGCTGCCAGACAAGTCGGTTCAGATGTGCGTTACGAGCCCGCCCTACTACGGGCTTCGGGATTACGGCGTGGACGGGCAGATCGGTTTGGAAGAGACGCCGGCCGAATTTATCGCACGACTGGTCGAGGTTTTCCGCGAAGTACGCCGAGTACTCCGCGACGACGGTACCGCCTGGGTGAATATGGGTGACAGCTATGCGAGCAAGCCCAACGGGCCGGCAGGCATGGGCGGCCACAACAGCGATCCACCACACGTGGCTGTACGCACCGCTAATGCTCGGCGTTCCAGCAAGATCCCTGCCGGTTTCAAACATAAGGACCTGATGGGAATGCCCTGGCGATTGGCCTTCGCCCTGCAGGATGACGGCTGGTATCTGCGGCAGGACATTATTTGGCACAAGCCGAACCCGATGCCTGAGAGCGTCCGCGACCGATGCACTAAGGCCCACGAATACATTTTTCTGCTGAGCAAGTCGCCGAAGTACTTCTACGACCAATCGGCGATCCTTGAGCCATGTTCTCCGAACACCCATAACCGACTCTCCCAAGACGTACTTGCGCAGATCGGGAGCGACCGGGCCAACGGCGGAGCTAAGACCAACGGCAACATGAAGGCGGTCGCCAGAAAGCCGAATGGCGTTGGATGGGGGCATGGCACTGATAACAAGGAGCGATGCCGGGGCAGGATCAAGGACAACGAGTCGATGGACTCAGCACTCGCGGTAATGCCCAGCGAGAGAAACAAGCGGACCGTTTGGACAGTGCCAACCCACAGTTTCAAGGGCGCCCACTTCGCCACCTTCCCGCCCGATCTGATCCGCCCATGCATCCTTGCCGGCGCGCCACTTGGCGGTACCGTGCTTGATCCTTTCGGCGGTGCCGGCACTACGGCGGTGGTCGCCATGCAGGAAGGTCGCAAATCGATCCTGTGCGAACTGAACCCGGAATATGCCGCAATGGCTGAACGCCGGATCGCGGCCGCTTGGCTCGACGGCGCGGCGCAGATGGATGTTTTCCGCGACACCTTGCAACACCCAGCAGCCTAACCCTAATCCCCCTACATGCCTGCCGGTGAGCGGCGGGCGAGGTATGCACGCATGTTTATTCGCGCAGAAACGAAGATCGGGCGGTGCAAATCGCTCGGCGACCAAGTGCGAGTGTGCGCGCTTCGTCGTGGCGGCGGCTAGAGTCAGGCCCGCGAGGACCTGGCGAAAGAGGCAGAGAGCTGGTTCGGGCGCGAGCCGGTGACCACCAAACAAGACTGGCGCGCAGTTCGTGCCGAGGTCTTCCGTACCGATTAACCCACCTTCTGCCGCCCAGCGCGGCAAGGACACGCCATGTTCGCAATCAAACTCACCCTGATCCTGCTGGGCGCTTTGCTGTACCTGGTAGGAACCCTTGTCTGGTTCATCTGGATCGGACCTGACCTCGTTGGCACTGGCACCACCGAGGCCCTGCTCTACGCATTCGCCGGCACCTGCACCTGGCTGCTGATCACCTTCGGCCTGGCAGTTCACATCATCAAGACAGCGCGGCCCACGGCGGGCGGCGGGAGGCAAGTATGTCAGCAGTAGAACAGCTAAACGATGGGATCACTGGCGACAAGGTGCCCGAGGCGCAGATGGCCGAGATCCTGGGCACCACCCTTGCGGCCCTGCGCTCCAAGCGTGCCAGAAAGCAGATACCTGAAGGTGTCTGGAACACTCATTGCGGCAGGATCATCTACAGCATCAGGAGATATTACGAATGGCTCGAAAGCCAATGGGTTTGCCCGCAGGAATGGACCTCCACCACGGATCGATCCGCATCCGCTTTATGTGGAACGGCAGCCGGCGGAGTGAAACGCTCCCCTATCCCCCGACACAGAAAGGAATCAAGTCTGCCTCACAGGTTGTTGATCAAGTAAAAGGCCTGATCAAGCTGGGGCTGCTCGACGACGATAAGTACGCCGAGCTTTTTCCCAGTTCCAGCAACGTCGCTGTGGGGAAGATCAACTTCGGCGAGTATGCCCAGCTCTGGCTGGATAGCCGTGAGGTGGTCGGTGGAACGAAGGCGAACTACAAGGGTGCACTGAACCGGTACTGGATGCCCGGCCTGGCCCTGGTGCGAATCGACCTGATCACCACTACGCTGCTCCGCCGGGTAATGGCAGCCAGCGAATGGAAGTCCCCGGGGGTGAAGCGCAACGCGATCTCAAAGCTGTCGACCATCCTGAACTCAGCAATGTCCGAAGAGCTTATCCCGAAGAACCCCGCGGCGATCCTGGAGTTACCCAAGCGCAGCAAAAAGGAAATTGACCCGTTCACTTTGGAAGAGGCAAACCTGATCATCGCCAAGATGTACGAGCACGATCACTGGCCCAGCACGATTTATGCGGCATTTTTTGAGTTTGTGTTTTTTACAGGAATGCGCCTGTCCGAGGCCCTGGCAATGCGCTGGGATGCGGTAGACGAAGAGAAAAGGACGGCCCACGTCTGTCGTGGGATCGCCCTGGGGGAAGTGGTAGAGCGTACAAAAACGGGTGGAGACCGCTTTGTTTTGCTGAATGAACGCGCCATGCATGCGCTGAAATTCGCGAGGGAATACGCAGAGCGTCGGAAAAAAGGTAAAGGGAAGGTGTTGGAAACGCCTTTCATTTTCCCGCCGTCAAAGAACTCGGAGTACGTGAAACAGACATCTGACCTGCACAAGCAGTGGATTCCGACCCTGAAGGCTCTGAATATCCGTCGTCGCCCGCCATACAACTGTCGTCACACCTATGCGACAATATGCATTATGTCTGGCATGAACCCCGCCTTCATCTCCCAGCAGCTCGGCCATAGTGTGCAGATGCTGCTCTCGACTTATGCGCGTTGGATCAACTCAAGCTCGGACTGGAGCGAAATGCAAAAGCTCCAGATTGGTCCCAAATTGGTCCCAGTTCAAATAAGCGCACCCTAA